AAAATGATTCACTATCAAATTCAGAAAATAAATCTAATTTCGAAAAAGCTTGTAGTATTTTATACTCAAAGGATTACACTATCTTGGAAGTCTTAGGACACTACAAAGGATTAAATGAAAGATCTATATTAGCATTTCCGAATAAAGATGACAATGATTCGGTAAGAATGGATGGTCTATATCTACTTGAAATATTTCATCAAGATTCAATAATAATAAAATATAATAAAACCCCAAAGGCAACTAAGATTTTATCCGATGGTTCAGAAAAACCATTGGGTGTAATCTTGTATGATTCTGACTTGGAAAATAAAACATATCTCTACGATGGGTTGTCGTTTTCGTTCATCGAGGAGAAGATGTATTATTTTCCAAAATTGAAGTCAGAGTTGAAAGAAGGTATGATTGTTGAGTATTTAAATGAGAATACTTGGAAGAAAAAACAAATATCTAATTTGGATCTTGAATATGAATCTCTTTACAAATTACTTATAAAGTATAATAAGCTAAGATTCGAATACAATTAAAATTGAAATTTATTTTTATAACCTATTTTTGGTATTGTTACGTTTACATGACCAAATAGGTCAGATTCCGGCTTAGTATAATGATCAATAATTTGTTGATTCCTTTGGAATAAAGAAAAATCCATCTTTTCACTATTATGATACATGTGATATCCTAGGAAGTCCATCTGTTTGTAATTCACCATTCTCTTTATTTTTAGATCTTGAAATTTGTTTGAGAAACCCAGGCCAAGGAAGTCTTCATTCCAACCTCCAATTTTTAAGATACATTCCTTTTTGTATAGTGAAATTCCATCAGTCATTGACATTTTGGTTTGTGAATTGCTGATTTGAAATATATTTCCAAAATCCATACTTGATTGTTGAGGATCTAATTTTATTACCTTAGACGTTGGTAATACACAATCATGGTGTTCTAAAGTTTTGAGTGATTCTATAAGGTCATTTGGGTTCATTATGAAATCGGCATCACCGAAAACAATTATATTCGAACTAGCGACTTTCAGACCTACATTGTAAGCCCAACTTTTGTTGAATGGAGCTTCACTTTCAGTGAAAATGTGAACAGCTTTAAGATTTAAATTTGAAATTTTGGAATGGTTGTCTTGCTCAACAACAATTATCTCTATTGCTTGAAATCCTGATAACCATTCTATGACTCTCCTGAGTGGTATAATTCTGTCATTTTTATATCGAAAGGGGATGATATAGGTAAATTTTGGTTTATATAAATTGACCATCTAATATTTTTTTTATTATTATATTCCCCTATCGAGATAAGTTTCTTATGATAGAATCATACCAGGATTCTTATAACCACTTTCTTGTACCATTTCTAACATCTGTGTTGGTGATAAATTTTCTTTATCCCAACCTTTCTTCCTACAATAGTCTAATACAAACTTTTCTCTCAAAACATTTTCGTCTTCTTTGGATAACTTAGCATTACCCCTGATCATTTCTTGGTCATCCCTTTGCATAATAAGATTTTTTTATTTATATATGAAAAAAAAAACCTCCCATAGGGGAGGTTTTTTTCGTATACTTAAGATTAGTTAAGTAAGTTCTCAGGATCGTAAACACCGATTTGCATAAACTGCTTCTGTGGATACCAACCAACTTCAGCTACTGCGTATCTAGAACGGAGTAATAATCTTGGAGCAAAAGTTGCTTCAGAGATAAGGCTGATTGACTGAGCCATTAAGTAAGGTACGAAAATGATACCAGGCTGATCTGGGTTATTCTTTCTACCAAGAACAATTCTGTTATCGTTGTACTTCATGTATGGATCAACATAAACTTGGATGTCTCCGATTTGACCAACTGGGTAAAGTTGACCAGAACCATTGATCTTAGATTTAGTTGGGTTGATAGTGTAACCAGCAATATCCATAAGAGCTGCAGCTAAACCTCCGTTTGTTACGGCGAACTGAGCAGGTCCGACACGACCTTCTGTTGCGATGAAGTTAGAAGCGTGTACCATCTTAGTGATAAGCTTTCTTTGTACAGCGTGAGTAGTTTCACCAGAAACAGCAGAACCAGCATATGTAGTATCTAAGTCAAAGATAGTTGATGCAGTACCGTTTACAGCAGTGAATGTACCTTTTAATGGAGCTGAGCTAGATCTGTTAAGAGCACCCATTTCGAAAATCTTAGAAACAATCTGCTTAGAGATAGTCTGAGAAAGTTCGTTAACAAGGATAGATTCCATTTTCTGAACGATATCCATACCAGTATTAGCTTTGATATCTTCGATTTCAGTTCTTCTAAGAGCTGAAGATACTTCGATAGTACCAACTGCGATTGACTTTGAAGAAACTTTAGGTCCGATAACACCAGCGTATGAATTATCATCAGATAATCTGTCCATTGGATAAGCACCAGAAGCATCAGTAGCAGCAGGTCCACCAGTCCAGTTTGCAGAGAAACCAGGAAGGTGATCTTCCAAAGCAGATACCATTTCGATAGTTGGGCTAACTACAGATGCAGTACCAATGGATTTGATAAATTCAACCATAGACTGAGTCGCACTTACGAAAGTATTCTGAGAACCATCGAATGTATAAGGGTAAGATGGGTTAGATACTCTTTCAGAGTTAGCCTGTCTGTAAGTTCTGAAAATTGGATTTCCGTCGATACGAGAGAAACCTAAGAATTCAGCAGCACCACCAAAAACTGTAGTAGGAGGAGTCTGCTGAAGAACACCAGCACCTGTCTGCCAGTAAGTTGTAGCAGAAGAACCAGTAGCTAGTGTTAAGAAGATTCTACCATTCTGAAGACCATCAGAAGTTAATCTGATACCTTCAGCAGCCATTTCGTTTCTGAGATAAGCTTTTACGTTATCCAAAGTAGTACCAGAATTGATAGCAGTGATTTTGAATACTTGTGGACGACCAGTTGTACCAGCACTAGCTAAATCATCATATTGAAAATCAATATAAAGTAGATCTAATTTTGGACCTGGGGAAGGTTTTACAGCAACTAAATCAAGACCGATAGTCTGAGCAGCGATCTTCATAGCAACTGGAAGTAGGTTCTGACCTAAATCTCCGGAACCGAAGTTACCAGTGGATGTGTTCCAAGTGTTGTTTGTAACTGTTCCTTGGTTGTAACCAGGATAAAGAGATGGTTGAGGGGATTGAACTGCGCCCATACCAGCAAGAGTAGCATTAACATATGCATTCTCATTGATTGAGTGAAACTCAGCATATTCTGACATCCAATCAAGTCTATCTTCGCCCGCAACACCCATGTTTTCTAAAACAGGAGCCCATTTTTTAAGAGCCTTCTGTTTGTCAATTCTAATGTGTGACATATTTTTTTTTATTTTTTTTTGTTATCTATATATTTTCCTTAAAAAACTATTAATTTTCTAGACTGGACTTTTTATAGATTAAAGGCTTTTGAATCTTTCTAAGATTGATTTAACTTCGTTCTCAGCTAGTCTGTCTTCTTGTATGACAGGATCAACTGAAACTAGTTTCTTAGTACCAGATTCTTTTTTCTTAAGACTTCTAGTATTCCAAAAATGTTCAATATTGGACTCTGTAGTTAAATCAGGGTACAATCTTGCTTGAGACATAATTGATTTCTTAGAAGATTCATTAAGTTGGGACCAGATTGGCTTAATGTTTTCGGGCATCAATCTAATCAATCTCTCTTCTAGAGATTCATTTTTCGTTGATAATGCTTCTTGGATGAGTCCTAGAACTTCAGCTTGAGAGAAATAACTTTTTTCATTTATATAAAGTTTTACTTGCTCTTGCTCCTCAAGTGTCAGATTATAAAAATCATCTGCTTGACGCTTGTTCAAGAACTTCAAGAAGTGCATTTCAGACGTTTCAGAAACTTTGCGTTTTTTAGCCTCTTGAATTAATTTATCGATTTGTTTTGATAATTCTGTATCAGAATTCTTTTCATAGGTTTCTTCTTCATGAGCACCTTCTTCATGAGTATCACCTTCTTCTTCACCAGCTTCCCAAGAGTAAGTATCCTCTTCTTCACTTGTAGGCCAAGCTTGTGATTTAATTTCTTCCTCGGATGCTGTTAAGTGGGGAAGTTCTTCTTCAGACTCTTCAGAAGCCATCATTTCTTCTTCATGTGCCATCATTTCCTCTTCTTCCATAGGATTTTCTTCGAAACCAAATTCTTCTAATGTAGGTACATTTTTAGCAGATTTTTTTGATTCATTTAATGAACCACTATTGAGTTTTTCAGCGATGATGCCAGCATAGGAAACTGTCTTATCTAAATTTTCAGCAATATATTCAGAATAAGCGATGTTATCATCTAAGTGCTCAGCAATGTATTCGGAATAAGCGATGTTTCCTTCAACATGCTCAGCTAAATATTCAGAGTATGCAATTGAATTATCTAAGTTTTCAGCTAGATACTCAGCATAAGAAATACCTTTATCTAAGTTTTCAGCGATATATTCTGAATATGCAATGTTCCTATCAAGGTTTTCAGCAATGTATTCAGAGTAAGAGATATTTTTATCTAAGTTCTCAGCTAAGTACTCAGAGTAAGCAATATTCTTGTCTAGGTTTTCAGCTAGATATTCAGAATAAGAGATATTCTTATCTAAGTTTTCAGCTAAGTACTCAGAATAGTTGATAGCCTTTTCTAAGTTTTCAGCTAAATAATCATTGTGTGAAATTAACTTCTCTGTAGTAGTTCTTAGGTTACTGTTTTCGTTCACAACAACCTGTACTTTCTCAGCTAAATAATCTAGATATTTAACCATCTGTGTGTTTGTCTTATTGAGCTCCTCATAATATTCTAAAAGTTGCTCTAATTTCTTTGGATTGATATTACCACTTTTAACAGCGGACTGAACTTGTTTCTTAGTAGATGAAATCTCATTGATAAGATACTTAGAGTAATCAGTCAATTGTTGCTTGGTAACGTATTCATTCTTGTTCATAGTGAATATATCGTTTATTTTTGACTCATCGGACATTTCATATATCCTAAAGTTAGCTTTATTTGAAAAATTAAGTGACTCATTTATAGAGCTCATTCTAGCTGATGCAAAACCAGGATCAGCTACGATATCATAGGTGAAAAGTTTCTTTAGAGTTACAGTCCCATCAGCTTCTGTAACACCAGCAGCCCTCGAAGAAACAAATACTGGACAATTATCATCAACCAGTGATTTAGCTTCTTTTCCCCAATAAGTGTTTAGAAGTTTTATTTCACCTTCTACTCTATTGGATTCTTTTATAAAATTCGTTTTTTTGATTATGTGTGACGCTCTAGAAAGAGATGTATCAAACACATCAGGATGGTCGAATTCACCATAAACTACACCCATAGTATTGATTCGTTCATTAAGTTCTTTTAGGCAAGGTAAGAATTTGTCCGCAGTGTATATTCTTTCATTACGGTTTTTAACACCGAATTCAGTAAATATACCTCCCAAAACGTATTCTTTTTTACCACCACTAACTTGAACATTCTCCTTCAATGGATTCGTATTGTTTTCAACAATTAGGATTGGTTTCATTTATCGCGATTTATTTTTTGAGTATATTATATATTGTCTTAAAAAAACCACATTTTTTTCAAGAAGGACTTTTTATGGAGCGAATGAAAACTTTACAATCATTGAACTCTATAAAAATTTAAATGAATACTTATAAGGTCAAAATTTTTCCAAAAACTAAAGATTTCGAAAAGGAATTAGTCATTTTTTTATTGAAAAATTCCTCTTCACTCAAGAGAGATTTTTCTATTGATAATATATTAAATTCCGAAAGTTCCCCACTCAATATTGACAGTTTATTCAAAACTAATTTACCAATAAATATAACAGAAATACCAGGAAGCACTTTTCAATCACATTGGAGAAGTAACGAAGATATTTACGCTATATCTCACACCATAAAAAGTATATCAAAAGAAGACGAAATATTCTACGGACACATTGAACCATCACCATATGGTGACATAGTTGACTTTGAAAAGGGAATTTTGAGACCCATTTATTATAAAAAAGAAAAAGATGATGAATATCAGTTAGTAACTTTTGACATTGATTTCAATATAACATAAGATATATTATATGATCCTCACTAGAGAAATATTGATAAAAATAAATGAATCTAATTATTCATACTACGAAGAATTGGGTTATGATGTTACTATTGGGGAAACTCTCGAAATACCAATAGAACTACTTTCAACAGGCAGCCATTATAAAATAACTTGTAAATGCGATGGTTGTGGTACAGAAAAAGATGTACTATTCAAAAACTATGTACGGTATAATAATAGATGGGGAGAATACTATTGTCGCAAATGTTCAGAATCCAAACGAAAAGCAACTCTCAAACAGAACTGGGGGGTCGAATATCCAATACAGAATAAAGAGATTCGTAAAAGAATAGAAAAGACAATGATCGAAAAATTTGGTGTTGATAACCCGTCCAAATCGAAAGAGATCTTAGCAAGGAAAAATAAACCTTAGAATTCAAATTCTCCTCCACCTTCCGGAGCTGCTTGAGCTCCACCAGCCTCCGGTGTGGCTTGTGCACCACCTTCAGGTGCTGCCTGAGCACCGCCAGCTTCTCCACCAGTCTCAGCACCAGCTTCCATACCTACAGTTTCCATACCACCTTCAGCACCTCCCTCAACGCCACCTTCAGCACCACCTTCAGCAGCTCCACCACCTTGTGACGCCTTAATCCAATAAGCTTTATTTTCTTCTTTTTCCTCTTGTGTTAATTTCATGATTTTATCCATGAGATAATCAATGTGAAAGTATGGTTTGCCATCAGCCGTTTGTATACCAAGTAGAGTACTCAATATACCACTTCTTTTCTCTAGATTTCCAAGTCTTTTCCATTCTTCGAATAATTGATTAGATACGAATAAAATGTCAACTTGATTTAGAAAAACCTCATCATCTTTCAACTCTGGAAATTCCATACACATTTGAAGACGTAATGGTTTCACAATCAACTCTTTATAGTTAGCTCTGAGTCTATTAACAAAGTTATTAAACTTGACTTCATCTCTAGTCATAGAAGCAGCATCATCAAATACAGTACCACCCCCATTCTCCTTATCAAATCTTTGAAATGGAATCTTCGATGCTCTTTTAAGAACATTATAAAACCAAGTCAACATATTGTCCTCATTTAGATTGTGACCTTCTGGACTCACCAGTTCCATCTGTGGAGTTCCAGCGTCACCTTCGGGGAACCAGATTTGTTTATTATATGGTAGATGTTTTTTTCCATTAATTGATACTGTACCGAGTGTATCGTCCCATTCAATTTCTTCAGAATAATCAGCTATCAATTGTCCGATCTGTTCTTCCGCACGTTGTCTTGGTAGACCCTTGATTGGTACTGTAAACTTTTGATAGACAGTGGCATTGATGATATTAAACATTATCTTTGTCTGTTCCAATATCTTCAATTGATTATATGGTTTAATCAAACCCTCAACGTAAGATGTTTCGGTAAAATCATTTTGGGTCGAATAGGATATGAAAACAATCTGAGAATCGAGAAAAATCCTCCTAAGTTGTGGATCCTCGGGAAACTGTATCCAAAGATTTCCGATGGCTGGTTCATAAGCTGGTACCAAAGTTTCTGGCCTCAATCTGTTGAAATGAATTATATTTTTCTTCTTATCATCCCAAACTATTTCGATTGCCACATACCCATCAATGAGATAATCTCTCATCATGTTCCAAGCAGTTATATTATCATTAAAACCAAACTTATTATATATGACCTCAAAATATTCTTGGTACTTGTCTCTAATGTCCTGTGAAAAATCTGTAGACAATGGCTCGGGTGAACAGAAATCCTTGTCTGTTCCATAGATTATAGCCTCATCGGATACAGCAGCCACGAAATCTCTTATCTCATCTTTTATTGAATATTCTCTTAGAATTCTTCTTTTATCAGCGTATGACCTATCGAGATAGGGTATCGATTTCTTATTCAAGACAGAGGCTACCGCTTTCTGACTGAAAAAGTCATACATTGAATTATTTTTTGCAGAATAGGGGTCTTCGTTTATACCAACACCAACTGTGTTTCTGAGAATCATATCATCATATTTCATACCGAAATTTGATAGATTTCTCAGTAGCCTATTGAATAAACCTTTATTCTCAACAGCAGAAGATAAATTCGTTTGGTTTTGATTTTGATTATTCAAAGGATTATAAGCGGCCATTAAAAAAATTAATATTTTATTGTTATAGTGTTATATATTAACTTTGTCTGCCATATTTTTCAAGACTACTTTGCAGTCTCTGTATATGACCTCTCAATACTTCATAATTGTTCGATATATCATCAGTGACATCGAAAAAATCTTTTATTAAAGAAGAAGACATCTCAGCATCTCTTTTATCTCTAGTCTTCAGTTTCGCTTTCCATATACTGTAGAGTTTTCTGGCATCATATTTATTTTTTGGATGTCCAGAATATAAAAACCTCGGAACCGAGTCCATGTTTATTTTGTGACACAATTTAACTTGAGCCAAATTATACTCACAAATTGAATATTCGAATCCATATTTCCTCAGTCTTTGGTAGACACCGTTAAAATCCACATTCAAAGGTTCATCTTTTTCAAAGTTCTGCTCAACTATAACATTATCAAACACCGAAGTCCTTACTTCCAATGGTACAAAATTCATATTTATTGCCATTATAATTTGTAAGTTTTCGAACTTTTTAATACTTATAACAAAAACAGGTGAGTATTTCATCCAATTCGAGTCATCTAAATAGTGGAAGAAGTAAAATCTACCCGCTTGTATTTTAGATAAAGCTACCGATTGAACTTCATGATCAGATTTTCTAAATTTTTCATAAAAATAAAGAGAATTCTTTTTATAGTTATCGGCTATTCCGTCACCATTTACAAGATTGCTAAGTTTTATTCTTTCTAACAAAAGTCCCATAAGGTTAGTTATTTAGAATATATATTCAAAATTTGGAATCTTCGATGATCAATAGTGCACCAAAACAACCAACAAAGTATAAACAAGGTCTTTATACACCAACTAATAAAGACAAAGTAATAAAATTGAACTCTCAGGGTGGTTTATACTATCGTTCAGGTCTAGAACAAAAGATGATGATATATCTGGATATGAACCAAAATATAACTTTTTGGGGTGCTGAACATTTAAGAGTACCTTATACTAAAACAGAATGGCTATCAGAAAAACAAGAATTCAGAACTACTGAACACAGCTATTATCCCGACTTCTATTATGAACTTATGAGAAAAGATGGTTCGATTTCGAAAGTTGTAGCAGAAGTAAAACCACACTCAGAAACAATCGAACCAAAACTTGTTAATAACCCAACCGCTAAACAGTTGAAAAACTTTGAATATGCTCTAAAAATGTATAACAAAAATCTAAGCAAATGGAAAGCTATGATCGAATATTGTGAGAGAAAAGGGTTTGAATTTATAATAATAACGGAGCAACACCTAAAAAACTAGACCATATTAGTAAAGCTACAGTGGCAATAAATGAAATCAAATCGTAAAGATTGATATAAAAATTACTTTTTGTTCTCACAATCAAAAACTTCAAAGCAGTAAGTAACATTATAGTAGCAAATAATGGATAATTTTCAGTGAATAACCCCAGAAATGTCCAAATTATATATCCGATTTTCGAAATATAGAAGAGAATCCATGTCTTTGGATTTGATTGTTGTAAATCCAAACGGTGGATGTCCCCCCTATTTCTAAGTTGAAAAATTTCAACCCAAATGAAACATAAAGAACAAAGATAAAAAATAGAATTCATCATAATGTACCCCATTTATCTCTGAACACTTCATCTTTATCCAACATTTCTAAAAAATCTTCTTCGGAATATGCCGAATAACTTTTTGTTGGAAATGGTAGCTCTACACCAGGATCTATTTGTTCCATCCATTCAGTTTGTTCTTTTGGGTTCATTTCCCCCAATTTATCCATATAGTTTCTCCACAATGGATGTTCGTCTTCGTAATTAGCTTGGTATCCCATTTTTTTTTATAAATTATTTTTTTGTGAAAGTTTTTTTTCAAAAATTAGAACTCTTTCGAATTTTTAGTATATATTTGTACACTCATTTGGACAGGTGGCGCAATAGGTGAGCGCAGGACTCTTATACAGTCAAGGTTGTGGGTTCAAGTCCCGCCCTGTCTACTTCGGGCTCTTAGCTTAGTAGGTTAGAGCAACTGACTCATAATCAGTAGGTGGTTGGTTCGATTCCAACAGGGCCCACACTCATTAAATAGAATGTAAACCCATTCCATCATTTGATGACTCAATAGAGATCAATCTAATTTGGTGGTCACTATCTCCCTTTTTCTTGTAAAGTTCATTAAACCCTTTTGCTAATCCTCTTTTGAAGATTTCAGTGAAGTAAGCGAAAGCATTATCTGATTTTTCTTCATTAAAGTTGTGCCAATTTGAGAACATATCCAATAATCCAGATTGATAACAGTCCATCCTATCATCGTTATTATAATAACGCATTTTTTTTATAGTTCTTTTTGCAAGAACTTCCAACATTAATTTGCAATTCTTGGTGAGTTTTCCCTGAGCCTTTGAGACAATAATCTCGATATAAAGGTCTTTATTATGTAAGTAAATAGCCGTTGAATTATTTTTTAATCCATGATTGGATTTAAAATTCTTTCATGTTATATATTTACCACTAATTTAGTTTAATAAAAAAACCCTCTTTCGAGGGTTTTTTATATTAGATTCTTTCTTTTTCTCTTTCTCTATATTGTAATTCTCTTACAGCTAATATTTCCTCTTCAAGCGCATCCCTTCTTTTCTTCAAATTGCCAAGAGCTATTGTTAATGTATTTGATTCACCGATCATTCTGATTGAGTTTTCAATTTTACCGATATTCAGTTCTACATCTTCTAGTTTCAATGTGATTTCTCTTTCTTTATCTTCTAACTTTCTCTTTGTGATCATTTCTTTGCTAAGATTGTTCTCATAGAAATATGTTAAATCATAGTTTAGTTCATTTCTAACTTCATTTACTAATTCAAGAGCTGATTCATATTTAAAGAACGAATTGCCATATCTTTCATCACATCTATATAAATAGATAGCATTTTTATAGTTAAATGCAAAAACTTCTAGATGTGGGTTGATCAAGTTCGAAACTCTTTTCACCACGTCCATTTCAACAAATTTATTCAAGTTATGAGAAGTCTCAAGTAAAATTGGATAGAAATTCTTATTAACTATTGGAATAATTGGAGAAGCAAATAAACTTTCGAGAGTAGTTTCTTTATTCATCTCGTCATCGTTGATGAAAATGATACCTTTTTTATTTGTAGAAAGTCCAATTGTTAAATTCTCGGATATTCTGAAATTTATTCTGTCCTTGCTCATTGAAGCAAATCTCATACCGATCTCAAGGTTTCTAAGAGTTTTTAACTTCTCTGGATCATTTACATGATTTTCAAGGAGAGTTTTCTCGATATTGTTCTCAGTCAATATAAACCAAGAATCTCTAACTAAACAACAATATCCATCTTCAACTTGTTCTACTACAGTGTATATTGACTCACCCTTACCACCAGATAAAAGATTAGTCTTTTTCTCAGGTGATTTTACTAAATTGTGTACAAATAATTTGATTTCAGGTACCCAATCATAAACAGCTAATTCGTTAAGAATTTTAGACATTCTATCCTGATCAGACTCTAAATTAATTGTTTGTAATAAAACATTGATTGGTTGTCTATAAAGTTCACCTTGATTTTTGCTATCCAAAACATTGTATAGATGCTTTAATTCATATAAAAGTTGATATTCTTTCATATCATCATTTAATGATTCAAGGAGAGCTTTGACAGATTTATCAAAAGTATATTGTTTCAATTGCTCATTAAGTGACAATATTACTTGTTTTTCAGAAAGGTTATTACAAGCGTTGATATGACCTTCAACGATTGAAGATATTTGCACGTCTTCAACAGAAAGGTTTTTTCTATAGTTGAATAACTCCAATTTGAGATTCTTCATAATAATAGGTATTATTTTTTTATTCTTTGTATATATATTCAATTTGAAATTGATTTTTTTCCATTTTTTTTGTTTTCGAAACTATTCTACAGTTTTTTTTGATTGTTAATATTTTCACTGTTATAAGGAGTTCTACTTCTAATACCACCCCCCCTAGTGTTGATAAGATTATTATACCAGCGTGTTCTTTTTGGTAGTATAATTATATCTCTGAAATCACCATTAGGGGTTGGCGAACTATATGAATTCGACGACAGCTGATTTAACGTTTCCAAATCTGCATTTGAATCAGAAAACGGTTCCAAATCACCGGAAAATGCTAATTCCTCATAATTTTCGGAATCTATATTCGTATTTATGAAGATTTTTATCTTCAACCCATTTTCTTTTAGATTTATATTCAAATAATTCCCTCTAATTGCAGATCCAGATCCAATCAGAATTACCACACTTCCATCTGATGAGGTAGTCATATTATGATATTCGGAATACCTGACTTGAGAATCACCTGAAATAAGATCAATTTTGATATTTAGGTTTTTATTTATATAATTGGTTGATAATGTAAATGGCAAAGTATCGGGGAGCTTCGGCTTTCTATAGGCGGGATAATAAGTCTGCACATCAAAAGAGACTGTAAGTTTTATCGTATTATCAGAGGTCAAATTCTTTTCTCTATTAATTTCAATGTTATTCGAATCTGGTATTTGCATAACAGCATCGATATTCATAAAATTGTGTTCGAAATACATGAATCGGTAAAGCCAAAGAGTATCCATAATTGCTTGACTACACTTGAATGTGTCAATCTCGGAGGAAAGAAAAATAACAAGGTCATACTTAACCGTTATTGGAATTGCTCTAACTTTGGTGAGCATGTTCCTAATTTCAGTTTCATTTTCGATTACCATTTTCAACCAAACATTAGGGTTTGCAAATTCATCTCCCCTAATCTCATAACTGGTCAATGTCAAATGTCCTCTAGGTATTATATCGGTGTTTAAATCGACGTACCTACTATTTGAAACAATATCATCAGTGAAAGAATCCAAAAGAAATCTTTCGTCACCAGTCAATGAGTAATAAAATGGCACATTCACAACTCTGTCACCAGAACTAAACTTATTCACCCATCTGACTTCTCCCTCAAGTGTATCAAGCACACAAACCGTCAAATCTCTAAAAAAGACATCCTCAAAGTTGAATCTTTCACCTATCATAAAGTATATATTAATAAACAGACAGCCTTCAAACTTTATATCTCGTATAATTTATAAGTCAAATCTATGAAAAATTTGTTACTTTCTGAAAGATGGAGACCCCAAAACCTTGATGATATAATTCTACTACCAAGAATAAAACAATTATTTACAAATGGCTTAACCAATAATTATATTTTATATGGTAGTTTTGGTACTGGCAAAACAACACTTTCGAGGATTTTGATTGGAAAATACACAAAAGATAAACCCTTTTTGGAAATAAACAGTTCCTTCTACACATCTATAGACACATTGAGAACAAAAATTGACGATTTTTGTTCCAAAGTTTACATGGGGTTCGATTTAGAAAATGAAATAAAAAGTGATGACATAAAGTATGTCTTTCTAGATGAATTTGATAGGACTTCCATTCAATACCAAGATGCTTTGAAAGCATACATTGAAGAATATTCAAAAAAAAATGTCAGATTTATTTTCACAACGAATCATATAAATAAAGTTTCTCAAGGAATTAGATCTAGATTGATTGAAGTAAACTTCGATTGTCTTAACAATGAAGAGGAGAGATTTTTGAAACAAGAAATCTATAAGAAAATAAAAAATGTTATCTGTCCTGCAGAAAAATTCGACATAAAAAAAGATGATTTAGTCAAAATTATTAATTCTAATTTTCCTGATTTTAGATCCATACTCATTTCACTAGATAGTTATAAATTAACAGGAAACGCAATAGAATCAAATGTAACTAATAATAAGTTAAAACTCGAAACATTCAATATGGTTTTTGACAAGTCCAAGACTTATGAGGATGTTTATCACTTTCTGTTAAACAATTGGGGGCAAGACAAAATACACGATCTATTTGATTTGTTTGGTAAACAGTTTATAGAATACTCATTCACTGAAAAGAATGAAAATATTGAAAAACTATTTCAAGTCAATTATATAGTCTCCGATTACCACCACTTACTAGAATCACAAACCGATCCTATAATCTTGGGAATGACTCTGATGGGTAAGTTGCGAGATTTATTTTAATATATAGGTAATGGCCTTTGACTTTACCGATTTTTATATACTTTATGATGGTCAACCAAAATACGATCCGAATGAAATCATCGAGGATGAGCTTCTTCGTGTAATTGTACAAAAGTATCAAATGGTTTTATTTACTAATAAAGGTGAAGTTATGGGTGATCCAGATTTTGGAGCAAATCTTGAAGAAATTTTATTCGAGTTTAGAGTTTCTGAAGATTATGTGAAATCAAAAATACAAGAGCAAATAGATGAATACATTCCCGAAATGTTGGGATCAAGTTATAACTTACAAGTAGTCTTTGTACAAGATCCAGAAAATCATCAAGACATGATGTTTGTTAATTTAACAATAGCAGATTACGATATCATAGCTCAAATAGGTAGATTCAACTAAATCGGACAACTAGTTGCGGTCCAGATATATGACCAATCTCTTTTTATATTTATTCCCATGGATTCAGCAGATATGAATACATCCGATAGACATTCTGAATCAGCCCCACCAACAACAGTCACACTTTTATTTTTCAATTTTTCAAAGAGTAAGTATAGTTTCTTTGGCATATGAAACCATTTGTGATTATTACCAATATAAACTAATACCGTGCCTTCTTTTGTTTTAAATAAGTCCCCCCTTTTCAATGTTTTGTTCTTTTCTTTCGAACTTATTTCATCGTATGTTTTTTTGTCTAATACTTTTTTATAGAAATTTACATCGACATCATAATTATATCTTTTTTCTATGATATCTTTTTGATTAGGAAAGTTATATAAATCATTATGAACTGGTATATCTGGATTTTCGTCAAAAAGATAATCCTTATCAACCCCTTTACCATCAACATGATTGTCCCAAATTTGATAAACATCTTCGAATTTTTCACAATATTTTTTCAACTCATGTATGTACATTTCTGTGAAAAATTTTCTGAATGACTTTTGAACATCAACGATCAATAAAACCTCATTTTGAAAGTTTTCGAATAGTTTTAAATGGATCATAGAATATATATTAAAAGGCACAAAAAAAACACCGATTAATCGGTGTTTTTTATATCTTATTCAGGAAGTTCTTCTTCCCCTTCTTCTTCTTTTTCTTCACCTTCCTCTTGAACTTCTTCAAATTCACCCTGTCCTTGACCTTGTCCTTCATCCTGTGATTGACCTTGAGCTTGTCCTTGACCTTGGCCCTCACCCTGTGATTGACCCTGTCCCTGAGCTTGAGTTTGTGAATCAGATTGAGGTTGGGATTCTACTTGTACTTGAGGCTGTGTTTGAGCTTGTGGTTGAGACTGACCTTGACTTTGTTCTTGGGAACCCCCAACTAAAGCAGTGGCCGAAAGCTTGTCAGCATCTAATCCAGTCTGAGCTACGTGTTTTACAATTTCTTCAGCAATGTCCATATCACCGAAGAATTGTCTTAAATTCTTACCAGTGTTGTCTTTAACCTTCTTTACATAGGCATTTATCAAAGATTGTGGTATGTCTATAGTGGATTTAACTTTATAAATATCATTAACCTGAAGCACTGCTTCTTTAATGATTTCTTCCCTTTTCTTACCCTTTCTGAAGGATTCAAATTTTCTGATATGATTCATTTTCAAAGAATATTTTTTTAATATGTATGTTATATATTATATACAAAAACTGATTTTTTTTCAATGGAATAAAAACAAAGCTACTGTAGTTACAAAAAATAAAACTGTACTCCCGAACAGAAAGTTCCTCTGAGTTTTTGCTTCTGTCAGTCGCAAATTAGAAACTATAAGTAAACTGTCCTTTACTTGGGATAATTTTTTTTGTACATTTCTATCTTCTCTTGTTAGAACTAACTCACCATTCAAGTTATTAATACGGTTTAGTTTTGATTGAATCGAAGTGTCCATCTGAAATATTATTTTATCCTTCGAACTTATTCTCTCATCACAATCTCTCTCCTGTGTTTTTGATTTATTCGATAGTGAATCACAAGATATCTTCATCTTTTCGAGAATAGACTTTAGTTCTAGATCTGTCTTGATTCTTTTAACCTGCGCCATCGACAGAGTCATACCTGCTGTGTCCCCATTAAGAATATAATATTTTGGCAAATCTTGAGAATAAAGGAAATTAGTTGTTATAAAAAAAATCAAAGTAAATATATTTTTTTTCATAATTTTTCAATATTTTTTGAAGAAATCGATAGTTTCTTTATTCGATGACTTTTTTGTATTCTTTTTTACCTGATCATAATTTTTCATTACATCCCTCAAATTGTTTCTATATTTATTCAAAGAGTCTTTGGATTGAGACAACTTTCTTTCTAGTAATAAATCCTTTTGTTTTAAATCGAAAACCTTCAAATCTATAAGAGAATCATTTTTTCTAAGACTATCGGTAGTGTGTTGATATTTTTCCAAAATGGGACCTATTGAATCACTTTTTCTCTCTAAATCAGTCAATCTTTGCAATAGTCTTTCTTCAGTAATATCGAGTTCAGATTTTCCAAAAATATTCCACTTCGAAAAATCGGGTATTTTAAATTTATATTTAACTCCCCAAAAAATACCAAGCCCAATCAATATAATTCCAAGAACTAAAAATATTTTGTTCATAAGTTTCTTTTTTCGATTTTTTTCTATATATTTGTATTCAATTAACTCCTAGAAAAAATATATACAAGTCTATGGCAACAATTACGAGAGAACAAACAAGCTATCAAGTAGAAGAAATACTTAATAAACCATACATACTCATCCTCCACAATGATGATTATAATTCATTTGACCATGTAATAAATTGTCTCATAAAATATTGTGAACATGGTCCGGAACAAGCATCACAATGTGCCCATATTGTACACTTCACTGGTAAATGTGATGTGAAACGTGGAGATCATGAAACTATACAAAAAATGTATGAAAAATTAAAATCAAATGGTCTGTCGGTCACTATGGAAATTGCCTAAATAATTATATGAAAAACTTAGAAATCCTCGAAGAACTCTTGAATGAGACAAAACAAAAACAAAAAAACCTTAAGAAAAATTGGTTTTCTAATCTGTTTGAAAAAACAGATATCGGTAAAACCAAGAAATTAAAGAGACTACCATAAATTTTTTGTGGTTTTGGAAAGGAGATTGTTATACATTCTCCTTCTTTTATTTACATTCAACAAACCTTGATAGTCAATTCCCTCAGAATAATCGACTTTGCCAAGTATATTTCTAAAATGTGATAACTTACCACCATCAACTATAGATGGGGCATAATCCTCAATCATTTCTCTAAACTCATATTTAGCAAAAACACTAGATGCATTTACCAAGGTCATTACAGTATCATCATGTCCCATGTCAGCGGCATACCTAACATTTCCAGATGATGTAATGTGTTTTACAAAAGTGGTTATTTCCCTTATATTATCTTCATTCGTAATTAAAAAGTTCCTTTTATCCATACAGTCTTGATAATCTTTTACAAGCATATTTTTATTTTCCCCAACCTTCAAACCTATTTTTTCTTCCGTTGAATCCACTCTGTGTTTGTATCTGAAAAATACGCTGGATCCATAATTATTATTACCTTCAAATAAACCTGGGAGATGTGCTAAAAATTCATTCCCATAGTTATTCAATTCCAAAACAACTTTGAAATTTTCATAATTAAAGTATTCGAACAATAAAACATAGAATATTTCAGCAAGTTGTTTTACCGAAACATGATTGGATCTAAAAATCCCTATCTGCTCCAAACAAAAAAAATCTGACAAGTTTGTATAAGAATTACCTTGAGATTCAATAACTTCATCTGGCTTCACATTTATTTTGAATATGTTGATCACTGAATAGTCTTGTCCCAAACCCTCAGATATATCGACCGATATTATGCCCCTAACAGACTTTCTTTCCAATGGAGTAAAAACAGAATCATCGTCAACCCATAGCAATTCATCATAAGGGAATTTCAATCTTCTATCTAGTTCTTCTATTTGTTCAAAAATATAGTTCCTCTTATTGTGTAGTAGATTTTCAATAATATGTTCACTTAATAAAGATCTAGTAGCGTTTATGAACCTCAAACCGTATTCTTGATTGAAAGCATCCTCACCGCCAATATCTTTAATGGCTTCCTCTTTCCAAGTTGTCACTTCTGATATGTTGTAGATTGACAATTCTTTCCCCTCGTCGTTTGTAAAAGTAAAAGATTTTACCATTTGATCACTACACAATTCATTATTATAAACGTATATGACATCTTTCACCGAATCGGTATGAAATTTCATTTCTACGTTTGTGATACTTCCAAATTCTTCTTTAACCTTTTCAAATATTTGCTCCTTGGTCAGGCCGTATTCATGTAATTTATGATTGTTAAGTTTGAAAAAAGTAACAAATCTACCTGAGACTTGATACCAATAAACTCTCATAGCTTTGTAGTTATTCTTCAGGGGGTCTCCATCTGGTCTCTCGGAATCACTCAATAATCTATAAAATAGATTCATACCATTTGGAGTAGAAGTTATAACTATTTTCGAATTTTCAATTGCTGAAACTGTTGGAAATGCGGCCGTATAATACGGCTCTATGATATTTGATGGAATGTGAGCAAATTCATCAAGATACAAAAAGTCAATCGTATAACCAATGGCTGGTGTTTTACTCCTGGCTGATGATTTTATCCTACAGCCGTTTTCGAATATTATTGATTGTTGATTCCAATTCTTTATACCAACTTTTAGGTAAAATGGGAGTTGGATGTAAATATTCTTAATTTTATCGATGATTTCTATTGTCGTGCTACGGATGTTAGCAACAATCATAATATTTTTATCATTATTGAAAGTTATAAAGTGTAACATAGTTATAGCAGCATTCACTGTTTTACCTATCTGCCTCGACCCACATAATATACTAAACCTATTTTTGGTGTAAAGATCTAATATATCTTTTTGATAATCTCTTAATTTTATATTCTGTACCGAACCATCTTCGGTTTTAATCCTACAGTATTTTTCAGCGAAGTAATGGATATCTAATTTGCATCTAATATACTCTTGGATTTCCTCATCGGTCATCATGAATGTGAGATTAGCTCTCCTTACACCTACCTCATTTTGAAACCAAGGGTTTTGATACCTTTTTACTATAACGCCATCATTGATTTTGTTAGTAGTATCAGTAACCATTTCACTGGTGAAAATAATTTTCCTTTCCTCTTCTTGTTCCTTTCTTTCAGCCATGGAAGTTACTTTTTCCGATATATATGGGAAATTTCAAAGGCTCATATGAACAAAAAGGAGCAAAAGATAAATAGTCTCCAAGAAGAATTCAGTAGGATTCAAGATGAAAATAAAGACTTAGATGTTACAAAATACCTTGCTAAAAGAGAAGATTTACCTGACCTAGGAGAAATACAAATCTATGATTATGATAGGGATTTAGATGAAAGTATTGAATCAGCTGAAGAAGTCTTAGATGCTCTCTTTGATTTATATTTTGGGGACATAGAAGGAATACAAGAAAATAAATACTTAGTAAAAAAAGTCAAAGAAGATGCTCAAGTATACGCTGAGACAATTTTCTTACAAAAAATGACTAGGAAAAATTTCCTCACACAACTCAAACAGGTTGATAATGGAGACTCTTCTGCTAGAATGCATGAAGTTGTAAATCAATCGATATCTCAAATTAGAGATAATATCAAATTTGCACAGAGTCAAAGAACAGAATTGGAAAAGTACTATCGTGATATGAGAAAAGATTACGATAGAATGATGGAAAACCTCAAACAAACAAAAATTGAACAAGGTATTGAGGCAAAACCAGATGGTAAGATAGTCGATTCCAGAACACTAAATGATATGATCGAAAAAATGCTTAAGAACAAGGATTGAAGTTTTCGAAAGTCTTGACAATTTTGGAAATATTTAAGATAACCTTGTCCGATGTTCTTTTGTTTACTTTATTTTCATTTTCTTTATGGACCCAAAGAGTTGGTCTGAAGTCCGAAACATTTTCTTTGATTACACTTCTTAAACCATCATCGGACCTTGATAGTAAAAATTCAAGCAGATTGTTTATTTCTTTTGTGATCTTTAGAGTTTCTAAATAATTATCATAATAATAAATTTGATCATATCTTGTGATTTCCTCATCTTTAAACTTTTGCCCATCAGTTTTATAACCAACCATATGTTGCAATAATAACCTCATTTTTTTGAACTTAATATCGTCATCACTTTTGTTCATAAAGTTTTCCGAAATGGGGTAGAAAGTTTTTATTTTCAATCCATTTTTTTCGAACTCCTCTTTTATTTTCTCAATTATTGTCTCATAGGATTTTTTAGTCTGATTAGAACAAATAACGTAAATATCATCAACTTCGTTCTTCAACTCAAGTATTAAATCTTTATTAATTTCAAAATCCTTTTTTTCTATTATAGATTTGTTCATAAATTCTTGCATTGAAATACCAAGATCGGCGAAGTTTATATTGAACGATTTTGTTTTTATTTTTATTTTGTTCATAAGTGATTCAGGTAAATAATATGTTCTACCGTTAAAATCAACTTTATTACCTTGCTTCTTAAATATACCACTCTGAATTAGATTCAAATCAGATTGTGAAATTTTAATTATAGGAACATTAGCATTTTTCTTATCAACAACCCAAGCATGATTCTCCATCTGCAAAAGTACGTTCAAGTCTATAAATATACCTCTCAACATAAATGTATATATTCAAATAAAAAACCCACCGAAAGGTGGGTTTTTTTAAATCATTTTATAAGATTTCTTTTCAAAGCGAACTCGTAAAGAGTAGGTAAATTTAAATATTCGATAAATGAATTTTTAACATCTTCCAAAGTCTTGGACTTTTTGACAATCCAATTAATTACAAAATCAAATTCTTGAACAAACAACTCATCACATTGATTCCAGGGTTTTTTATAGTTATGTAGTTTCACCCATTCATTGTCACCACCGGTAAGCCAATATAAACACCTACGAGGGTCAATTGTATCTAAATCCACATTTATTTCTTTGGACCAGATTGACTTACTTATATTAGGTTTTCTCATCAAGATTGCTACTGCTTCCGCTACATCTTGTGTTATATGGTCTTCAATTTCAAAAAATACTTGACCATTTTCCTTTTCGATTATCCTAATAACATCTAATACTTCTTCTTTAATGTTATTGGATCTGGTAAAACGTTTTTTTCCCATAAAAAAAACTATTTTTTTATATCTAAACCAGTTTCACACCACTTATAAATTCGCCTTGGAGGATTCCATTTTCAAAAATTCCGTTTTCAAAAGTACCATAAAAATTACCATTTTTAAAAATACCATAATGCCAAAACCCTGAATAATAATTACCCCCATGCCAAATCAAAGTATTGTTACTGATTTCGATTTGCGCATCTTCAATTTCGGAATCTATTAACCAATGAAAATTATTTTTTTCGAGGATTCTATCAATTTCTCTATTGTTAGTAATTTTCTTGTCCCCGTAGATAAGTTCTTTGAAACGCATAAATAAAAACTCATTTTTATATATTTATTAATAAATGGAACTTATTATTGAAGTTGATTTATTTAAGAAAAAAACGTTATTATTTGGAAAACTTTCTCAAAAATCTTCTTTCAATTTTATTCAAAGATTCTAGACCACTAGAACTTATCTTATCAAGAATTTCATCAAGATTCAAGCTAGTGCGTTTATACTTTATTGGTTCAAGTTGTGTTAAATGGTTAATGAAATCCTCTGTAAATTGTATGTTAGATTGTCCAAATGGAATGACACCAACTATATTATAGGTTTCTTTGTCATAAAAAAATATGTCTACAACATTCTTATATTCAAATAGTTTCTCATCTGAAATTAAATCTGGATCGATGTCATTGTCCTCTCTCAATCTTTTACAATCCTCTAGGGTATTACAGAATCTCAAATCGAGTTTAACAATATTTAATGACCACTTCATATATTAGATCTATTTATTTTATTTTAATATAGAATCTTGTTTAAAAATATTTTTTGAGTACTTTATTATTAATATATAAACAAAAATTAAGCAATATAATGCGATATTTACTCAAAAGAAATCACTTTCTGGTTGAAAAAACGTTAAATCCAAACAATATAAATCTTCAAAAAGATTTCAAAACCTCCGCTCTAATTAACGAGACATTTGAAAATGACATAACTTGGGGAGCCTCTCTTATAGGGAGACTTGTAAATTCAACCATTAGAGTACTTGGTATCTATGTTAAAACTGTTAGGGTTAATTTTCTTATACCTAGACTAAAACAAGCACTTGATGATTTAATTGCGGTCTCTCGATTGGATGAAACCCAACAAGGACAATTACAAAAAATAACAAGTCAATTTTTATTAGAAGAAATAATAAAAGTAGTCAATAGTTCCGATTCAGTAGAGAAAAAAGTCGCCACATTGCTAGGTGCCGATAACAATACTAATCCAGGTTTGGTCAGATCAACTATCACAATGATTGAAAAAATAGAAAACTTTGACGAAAAGGACGAAGTAATAAAAAAATTGGAAGCATTTTTAGAAGCTCTTAGAGCTATGAAAGAAGAAATTGGAGATCTTCCCGAGGATGATGTGGATGAAGATGAGGACAATGAGGATGAAGACAAGGATGAAGATAAGAATAAAAAAGATGAAACTACCGAAGGTGGAAAAAGTCCGGCAACTATTGTAAGGATGAATTTATTTGTTATGTTTAGATCAATAAGAATAGTCTTCGATACCTTAAAGTTGAAGAAAGTTTCATTAGAAGGTGAGAATAAAAAACCTATAACACCTGAAGTTGGTAAAGAATATACCTACACAGATAAAAGTGGTAAAAAAGTACAAGTAAAAGTTATTGATATAAAAAATCAAAGACAACCTGGTAAAGATGGGGAATTCTTAACTAAAGACGACGTCGTAGATCCTAAGAAAAAGATAGTACCTAAAATCCTCGTAGCACAAAAAAATAACAAAGGTGTTTACGGCGCTGGTTCAATTATTAACATCATAGATCCAAAGACTCTCAGTGAATCTTTGGTAAATGAAGAATTGGTAGGAACTGGTAGAGGTAGAGGAGAGGCAGCTGATTCAGCAATAAAGCCTGGAGATCCAAAAAAGGTAATACCTGGAGATCCAAAATCATTGAAGGAATATGAGAAAGGGGAGAATCGAGCATCAGCAGCTTTCAAGAAAGTTAGAGGAACATTTGAAAGTAACGAAGAATTATTGAAAGAAGGTTTATCAGCGATGACTCAAATTCAAAATGATGTCAAAAGTGATGAGAATGTAAAAGGATATTTGATTTCGATAATGAAAGAAGTTATTGCTAACGAATCTACGGTAGGAAAACCAATGACTTTTAAAGAATTGACTTTTGATAAGATTATGGATTCTTATTCTATTAAAGAAGCAGTAAGCGTATTAAAGACAAAATATGCACCCATAGTTAAATCCATTTCTGTGGTAGCGCGAGTATTATTAGCCTTCAAAGAAGATAAAGGACTTCTAGGAGCTCTTGGTGAGTTGAAAAAACCAATATTAGACTTTATTGAAGCCTATGACATAGCTAAAGAGAATGTCGCTAAAATCGGTGAAAAGAAAGAAGAGCCGAAAGAAGATAAAGCTAAGGAATCGGAGAAGAAAGGAGGCCAAGATAAACCCCAAGCACAAAGGGAATCATTTAGACTTTTTGAAGCTGATACCCCAACCGATGATGATGAAATGGGTAACGTAGACCCACCCGAAGATGATGAGGAAACTGGAGATGATGAGGCCGGTGGCAATGACAGGGTAAAAGATGCTTGGAGGGAACAATTCACCGAAGAGGAAGAAGGAAAATATAAAGTCGATCAAAAAGAAGCTAAATCATTACAAGATGCGGCCGATGAGGACTCAACTGTTGTACTCGATATTAAAAATGCACAGATATATGACAGAATACTCGAAGTAGTCAAAATATTTGGTAAAGCTTATAAAATGTATGCGGTCGATTACATTCCTTCGGGAAGACCGGAAGGGAGAATATCACTAAAAACATTTAGGGAATATGAGTTTATAGGGAAAGATGACAGTAGTATACCAGAATGGAGTGCTAATGAAAATCCCGGATACGGACCTTGGGCAGCTAGAAGGACATATGAACAATGGCAAGATGGTGTTATGAATATCTTACAAGACACAAAATATAGAAAGATATTTGCTAACTCGAAGTTTAAAAATGTTGGACCTAATCAAGAAGAAGGATCAGGATTGACTTTATTCACATTTGTAAATGATATGTTAAATGAAGGAGGGGCTTATTCTACATTTAGACAAAGAAGACATGCATTACTCAATAAGTATTTTGGAGAAGGTCAAGGTATAGAAGATAAAGCAGGAGATGCTGATCCGGATGAAATTCCTAAGATCGCGAAAGAAGATTTGGGTAAAGCAGGTGAATTAAGTTTCTTACTGTCTGGCACTTACGGAAAAAGAGGATTTTCCTATAAAGATTTCAAAGGTGGTGAAAAAGTAAACTATTTGAGTACATTTTTCAAAGTGGATGTTAAATCAAATTCCTTGAAAGGTAATAAATCTCTTATAATATTCATAAACGCACAACCCAAGGCTTCGGATGTTGGTAACAAATATGTGTTACTTGTAAAGTTCCACATTAACGAACCTAATAAAATAAAACAAAGTCTAATAACTTCATATTTGAGTGAAGAACTAACTGGAGATGATGCTAAAACATTGGAGGAATCTATATCAAAAGGAAATGTACCAAATGAAATAGTCTATGTTGGTACCATTGAATTTAAAAAAGAGGATGATAGAATTTTTGAAATTGGTAAATCGTTCAAAATTAAATTTGTCAAAAGTGAATCAATAAATTCAGACAACCCTGTAGAAATTGATGTGCAAGTCTCAAAAGTTTCTATACTTGGATCCACTGACGCGAAAACTAGAAAAGCAGTAGCTGCCAAAAGAGGTGCAAAATATGACAGACCTAGTGGTGATAAAGTTGTAGGAATTACTTCAAAATTCAAAAATGATAGAATAAAAAATAACTTTGGACTTGTAAAAAAATGATAAAGAAGTTTCATGATTTTACCAACGAAAAAATAAGTGTTAGTAGCGTAGACAAGCCTAGTATCGCTTCTACTGCAAATTCGATAAATCAAATAGAAGACAATATAAAAGAATTCAAGATTAAACGTGTCACTCTTGAAAATATTTACAATACGTCAAAAGATGAGAAGGATTTGGTATCTAAACTATCTGCACAGAAGTTCATAAACCCCACTGGCACAAAATCTCAAATGAAATTCTTGAATCCCTTAATAGGAGAGTATGCAAGAGTCTGTGACCTAAAAAAACAACTATTGGATTTTGAAAAAGAAAAAATCAGTGTAGAAAATTCGATTAAGGATAAAGAAAGTCAGTCCTCGTCAAATCCCACAATGAAGGATTCACTAATGCAGGATATCACAAACAAAAAAACTGATATTGAAAATATCAAAAGAAAAATAAGTGAAATAAAAGCCGAATGTGATAGACTTGAAAGAAACACTATGTCCAAACTAGCGGAATTCGAAAAGGATATCCGAAATGGGACTAGGGAAATCAAGCAAGATAGATCGTTCATAAAAACTTAGAAAAAATAGGGTTTTTGATGAAAATATATAAAACATATTGTAGTGTATAAAACCAAATCACCCGAAAATGATAATTTGGTTTTTATATATACATTAAAATAAAAAAAAAAGTAAATACTATGGCAGCAATTCAAATTGGTAAATATAAAAGACCAGGTATCTTCTTCGAAGAATTTGACCAGTCGATTATACCAAACCCACCTGTACCCGGAGTTAACATTCCACCAACTCTTGTAATAGGGGTGTCCAAGAAGGGACCTGTTAATACACCTATACTTATTTCGAATCTTTCGGATTTAGAACTGGTGTTTGGCCCATTGGATAGAAACCTCGAAAGAAAGGGTTCGTTCTTTCACAGAACAGTGGCTAAAATGCTTGAGTCTAATACCGTCTTGGCAATGAATCTTCTTGCCACAGATGATACTTTAGATAAAGTTCAATATAGGTCACTATCAACAAGTTCTGATAAATCAAATGATATTATCAGAGAAATTCCATTCAGAAAAGTTCATGACACATCAAGTTTCTGGAAAAAAGATACAACTACATTCTTAGAATCGGTAAAAAATGAACCGAACGGAGCTGATAGATTGTTCTCAATCACAAATCTTTCAAACAGATATGTAAGTGTATTCATCTTCAAATCTAAATTGACTGGTTTTAATCAACCATTATTAGAGTACTACGGCACAGCTGATAAAGTACCAACTTATGTAAATCAGTTGGATTTTGCATCTGACTACTTAGTAGACGTTTTAATCGTGGGTGGAGATTGGTCAAATTATCAGGAATTAGCAGTAGATCCAAGGTGGTCAGCTTATTTCCAGACAAAGGGTTTAAACAAGGACCAAGTATCAAATTTCGCACAAAATAGAAATGTTAACACTTTAGCTTTCTATGAGGGTTGTTCTTTAATTCCCTTTTTCAAAGATTCTAACGGAAGAAATATCTTCATCGAATCAACTATAAATGCAGATACCGAAAGAACAGGTGTCTTTTGTGCATTCAACGCAGCCAAATTGGAAGGTGAATTTTCAAATGGTATGGTAGATATCATCGGTAACAATCTAGCTAAAAACAACTCTTTAGTTGATATCGAGCAAGATACCATCGATTTTCTATCATATAAAGAAACAATCACGGAATACAATCCATTTGAAGCTAAAACACTTGACTTAGCTGGTGGTTCTACTGGACAAACTGTTGTTGCTTTAGGACCTTCACTTTCATCATTAAGAACAGATACTTGGTATTCTGGTGGTTCTAGAACTGCTTATTTCTCAGAAAACTATATAAATGGTATCATCTTGGGATCAGCTAGCTCATTAACTCAATCTACTAGTCAAATAATTGTTGAGTTTGTTGCAAGTCCACCTTCTCTTGGTTCAGGTACTACTTCACAACCATATTTTGTTTCTAACGGTTCCAAAGTATTGGTTCAAGGTGGAGTGAGTAGTGCAACATCAATTACTTTCTCTATCTCCACAAACAATTACGTCGGTCTCACGGCAGCTTTAACACAAAGTTTCGCTTCAACTTTCTATTTAAATAGCACAACTGGTAATGTTGAAAGATCAATTGGACTCAAAGCGGGTGAATTACCCACACTTACAGCTACTGATGTTGTAATTGGTTACGCATCGTATAGTCTTTCAACTCTGAACACATTACATAACGCAACCTTCATTGGAGTTGGTATTGGTGGAACATTCAGTGAATTAGCAACACCTGCAACCTTTACAGATAACAGAAATTTTGTAAAGGGTACTGATTACACAGTTATCGACAATGGTGATGGTAGTATTACTGTAACTTTCCTCGGAACAGCTCAGACAGATGTTTATTATGATTATGATGCTCACAGAAGATTTAGAATTTTCAATCTTCTTGTTTCAATGTTAGATTCAACTAACATCAAAAAGATGACTATTCTTACAAATACCACTACAAAAGAAAAGTTATCATTAGAAAACGCTACTATTTCGAATATAATCACAACAACAACACAAAATAAATCTTTCAAATTGTCTTTGGGAGTGACTGTTGTTCCGGAATCAATCGCAAATGGAAACTTAGTATTCTATAAACAGGATGATGAATTTTTCATAGGAACACTCGGATTAGAAACAAAAACACAAGTTGGTTCATCCGCAACCTATGGGGTAGCTGGTAAATATTCGTCTGTATATACATCATTCTTCGATGGTCGTATAAACTCTGGTGATTATTTCTTCGGAAATCTTACTGATAAAGTTCTAAGAGTTGTATTCACAAACGATTCTGTTGATAAACCAGTAATTGTATTCGATCAATCACCTTGGACTGGTGTTGCTGGTACAGAATCAATCATAGTACCAGATTCAGTATTGAATTATAAAACATACACACTCGGTGATGTAGCAACAAACTCCATCGTTGATCCAAGTACTGGTACAACTTTTTCAGGAGCATATAGTACCGATTACTTCTCATACTATCTAGACAAGTCAGCCACTGATGAAGTACTAACTGGCATCACAAGAGTTTGGAATGCGGAAACAAGATATTATATTTCAGCTTATTCAACTGGAACAGATCTTTTCGTTGATTTCAAAAATAATACACTCACAGGCACTGTTTCTGTACCAAGCCCAACAGTATTGAATAAAGACATAACTGTTATTTCAGATTTGAGTAACTTGAAAGAAACTCTAGAAATTTATGAACCAGCTGGTTACACACCAATTGATAATAAAGTTCTAATAAAGGGATCTAGATACGCTGATGTTAAAATAGGTGATTTCCTACTTGCATATGTAAATGAGGATCCAGATGAATTATCAACTGGTGAAGTAGGTAGAAGATTAACTAGAATTCTGAATAAGAAATCATGGTCAGTCGATCCAACATATGCTGAAGTTACTTGTGATGCAAAAATTCAAAAGTTCACAGTAGGTAGTGGAAAACAGACTCTAAGATATACTCCTCTAGATTCTTATGCAGGTACTTACAAAGCTATTCCTTTGAAAGGGTTCAGAGTAAGAGACGCTTCCATGCCTGATGGTACAGATGCAACCCAAGATAATATCATGAGTGTTGTATCTAGAGGTACTACATTATTCAAAGCATTAGTTAATAAAGACGCTATTGATTTCAGATATGTAGTTGATTCCTTTGGACTAGGTCTCACCGAAGATTCGAAGCAAGAAATAGTAGATATATGTGGAGAACGTCTTGATTGTCTTGGATTCATAAACATGCCATCTATGAGACAGTTTAGAAATTCTGCAAATCCTAACTTCTTAGATGCTAATGGCAATCTCGATACAGCACTCATCGCAGCTGGTGGAGACGCTGAAAAGAATCCGAATTTCTTATATTCATTCGGTAAAGGAAAAGGTGTAAGTGCAGTTGGTTACTTCCTACCATATCTAATCGTAAATGATAACGGAAGACCAGCAGAATTACCACCAGCTATGTTCGCAGCTACTACTTACTTAAGAAAGCAGTTAGCACTTGAAACTTCGATTGTACCTTGGACTATCGCAGCTGGTGTAACTAATGGTAAGATTCTTGGTATTCAAGGTGTAGAACAAAACTACAGTTTCACTGACATTGAGAACCTCAACTTAGCTCAAATGAACCCAATCGTGTTCAAGAGAAATAGAGGATTCGTTATCGAAACTGAAAACACAGCTCAAGTCATTTACAAATCAGCTCTTTCATTACTCCACGTTAGAGAAGTTCTTATTGAACTTGAAAGAGAACTTGGAAATATGTTACTTGATTTCCAGTGGAAGTTCAATACACCTGATACAAGAGCTGAAATTAAGTTGAAAGCTGACGTTATCTGTGAAACTTATGTAGCTAGAAATGGTCTATATAACTACTTCAACAAGTGTGATGAAGAGAACAACCCACCTGATCTTATCGACAGACAAATTGGTGTTATCGATACATACGTTGAACCAATCAAAGGTATGGGTGTTATTGTTAACAATATCACAATACTCAGAACTGGAGCTATCGAAGCTGGTGGATTTGCATAATCGACACAGCAAGAGATATAATAAAAAAAACCCTCGAAAGAGGGTTTTTTTATTTTAAGACAAAAAATGTAGAATTTTATCAATATTTTCTTTAGTAAAATCCGAAAGATTCTCGCCACCACCATTTGATAGATATTGATTATATAAATCTTGAAACTTATAAAGATCATAAAAAACGCCATCGGATCCCTCCAATACTGTTGTGTCTTTACTTGAAATAGTGTTTTTTAATTCTTGTCTGGGTGAATTAGGACCGAACGGCATGGTATCTGTTGTACCACTTATCGATTCAATGAATTTTTTCCATCTGTTAATCTCCATTCTCTTTGCTTATTTTTTCATAGTACTCACCTTGTAACTCCAAATTATATTGATCTTTTCTGATGTTATAACTAATTTTATACAAGTATTTGTCCATTATCTTTACAGAATCTCCATGTTTCAATAGAATAGAACAACACTCTTCCTCAAAGAGATTCTCGATCGAAATTATTCTATCATTTATTTTTCCATTTTTGTCGAACAAATCACATATGATAGTCTTGTTTCTTTCCAAAAGATAACAAACTTTATCAAATACTTGATTTTTTGATAAGTGTGAAAAATCTTTCAAGTCAGTTTCTAATAGATTTTCATATTCTTGAATGAATTTTGTTTCTAATTCCGACAAGACCCCACCAATTTGGATTTTATCCAAAATGTCGTTTAGATGACTATCTTTCAGAGATTCTCTATTACTTGATTGTATGTAAATACTTTGTGAGGCCATATGATTATATATTAAAGAGTTTCCACGAATTTATATATACAATAATATTTATATTATCAATGGATAAGAAGTTACTCGATGCTCTGAACAATTTATCGTTTGCTATTGAAATGATGACAGGAATTCTGTCCAAGAAGACAGATAAGAAATCCGACACATCAAAGGCACTATCTAGTGGAGATATTTCGAAAAAACTTGGAGAACTTAATAAATCTCTGAAAGAATCTATAGAGGAAAGTCAAAAAACTGCAAAGAAACCAACTAAGGATAACAGTTCAGTAGAATTTTCTAAAAAAATAAATCAGATAGAACTTACAGTAAAGAAATTACTTTCCTCATCAACTAAGCAGCTTTTGGATATTCAAAAATCTATTTCAAACACAGAAACCCAATTAGTAACAACCGATCAATTGTCTAAATTACCGAAACCGAGGACTTTGATAATACCACTTAGATATGGTAAACTGGATCCACTGATGTTACCAATACCAAAACCAATTATTTTGAGTATTGTCTTTAGTAAAATACCAACCATTCCCAAGTTACCCACTATCAACCCAATATCGATAGATTTAGTATTTTCCAAACTTCCAAAATTTCCAACACTTGGAAAACTAAAACAAAGTATCGATCTATCTTTTTCGAAAATTCCTAAGCTTCCAACAATACCAAATATAAAATCAACTGTTGAGTTTATAATTGGCAAATTTCCAAAATTCCCATCGGTACCTAGATTGAAATCAAGTATTGATTTCGTAGTATCGAAGCTTCCGAAATTACCGACGGTAAAGAATTTAAAGTCAAGTATTGATTTCGTAGTATCGAAGCTTCCGAAATTACCGACAGTAAAGAGTCTCAAATCAACTATTGACTTTGCCGTATCAAAACTGCCAAAATTACCGACAGTAAAGAGTCTCAAATCAACTATTGACTTTGCCGTAACCAAATTACCAAAGTTACCGACGGTGAAGAATTTGAAATCGAGTATTGACTTTGCCATATCCAAATTACCAAAATTACCGACGGTAAAGAATTTAAAGTCAAGTATTGATTTCGCAGTATCGAAGCTTCCGAAATTACCGACGGTAAAAAGTCTCAAATCAACTATTGACTTTGCCGTATCAAAACTGCCAAAATTACCGACGGTGAAGAATTTGAAGTCGAGTATTGAGTTTGCCGTATCTAAATTACCAAAGTTACCGACGGTAAAGAGTCTCAAATCAACTATTGACTTTACCGTATCAAAACTGCCAAAATTACCAAATGTACCAAATATTAAATCAAGTATCGATTTTACGGTATCTAAGTTACCAAAATTACCTACTGTACCAAAAATAAAATCGAGTATTGATTTTGCAGTCTCTAAATTGCCCCAAATGCCAAAATTACCAAGATTTCCGAAAATAGATCTTGGTTTTACAACTCCGAAACTTCCAAAGTTACCAAAGTTACCAAAACTACCGGATTTATCTTTATCAATACAAAAACCAAAACTTCCAAAGTTCCCATCTTTACCAAAGATGCCAAACATAAATTTGGAATTTTTGAAACCGAAACTACCTAAGTTTCCATCTTTACCAAAAATGCCTGAAATAGGTTTAAAATTTGGTAGACCAAAACCCCCAATACTACCACAACCTAAACCAGTTGAAGTAGAAGTTAAGTACAAAAAACCAAAACCTAGGACTATTGAATCACAAGCTAAGTCTGATAAAGATGGTGGAATATTTGGAAAAGCTGGTGATCCGAAAGAGACACAAAAGATACAGTCTGGTCTCAAGATAATAATATTGATAGCGGCTGGCGTACTAGCAATTGGTCTAGCACTTAAAATAGTAGGAAATGTTAATTTCGCTTCTGTGCTAGGTCTCGGTATTGCTATATCGGTACTCGCAATTGCTTTCACTAAATTAGCTGAAGCTAAAAATTTGACACCAGGAAGGGCAGCTGGACTCACCGCAGTATTGGTTGGTATATCACTCGCAGTAATGTTATCATCATTTATTTTAGCAGCGGTAAGACCGGTCGGAGTATTACAAATGATTACCGCCATATTGATTGCAGGTATGTTTACCGTATTGTCATATGGTCTCGGTAAAATGTTGATTGGTATAAGTAAGATTAGTGGTAAAGGACTTTTAATGGTACCTCTTTTACCTTTCATAATGGTAGGTATTTCTTTAGCAATCGCCGCGTCATCACAGATACTCGGAATGGTAAGACCAGTTGGTTTATTCCAAATGATAACTTCGATACTAATTGCTGCAATGTTTTCAGCAGTCTCCTATGGTTTAGGTGGTTTATTGAGTGGCTTAGGTAAGTTGGGTGTGAAAAGTATAGCAATGATACCACTACTACCATTAGTCTTGGTTGCAATTTCAGCAGCTATTTTAGGTTCATCATTCCTATTAGCTGGTGTAAAACCAGTTGGTTTATTCCAACTTATTACATCTGTTTTTATAGCTGGTGTATTTGCAGTAATAGGTTATGGTCTAGGTAAACTACTGAAAGGTATGGAAGGGATCAGTAAAGGAAAAGCGATCTTAGCATCCGTGATACTACCCATACTTCTAATAGCAGTTTCAGCGGCAATTTTGGGATCATCATTCCTTCTTGCTGGTGTAAAACCGATAGGATTATTCCAAGCACTGACCGCTGTATTGATAGCAATTGTGTTTATACCTATATCATTTGCTATACCTTACATAACTAAAGGTATATCAAATGTAAGTCCCGCCAAGATGGCTCTAGTCCCAATAATATTGGTAGCAATGGCATTGACAATAATGTTAAGCTCCTATATTTTGTCGGAAATCAAAATAGTACCATTCAGTAAATTGGTCAATGCTGTTGGTATATCGATAGTACTTGGTCTGATAGGAGTTGGAATGAGTTTTGTTTTCAATAGACTTTCGAAGTTCAATAAGAAAACAATGATAGATGGGGCAATCAATTTGGTAATAATATCGGCTGCAGTTGTTGCCACATCTCTAATTTTGTCAATTGGCAAGTATGATAAATATCCATCTATTACTTGGATTTTCTTTGCGGGAATCGCAATGGTTGGATTTGGTTACGCAATTTTTGCACTTGATAAACTAAAAATGACACCAACAAAAGTATTGAAAGGTGCTATTTCTCTTGTTGTCATATCAGCAGCAATTCTTGCAACTTCTTTAATATTGAGTAAGGGTACTTACGATAAATACCCATCATTCACTTGGTTGATCAATGCTGCACTATCTATGGTATCTTTTGGTTTTGCAATATACCTACTTGATAAAGTAGGCTTATCAGTTGCACAAGCAATAAAGGGGGGAATCGCAATTATCGCAATTGCAGCTACTATATACGTCTCATCTCTTTTACTAAATATGGGCGAATACAACAAATACCCAAGTTTTGCCTGGACTTTAGGAGCAGCTGCCGCCATGATACCTTTTGGTATAGCAGCCGTACTGTTAGGTACTATAGCAAGCTCTGGTGTTGGTGCCCTAGCAATTTTAGCAGGATTAGTTGCAATAATAGCTATAGCAGGAACCGTTATGGCGGTTAGTATGATACTAAACAAAGGTGATTATACCAAACCAGTACCATATCAGTGGACTTTACAGACAGCCGCCGCTATGGTGCCATTTGGTTTAGCTGCTGTATTATTAGGACCAATGTTACCATTAGTCATAGTAGGAGGTGTCGCATTATTAGCTGTCGCAGCAGTTGTAGTGGCTACAGACAAAATACTATCGGTTGGTAAATATACTAATTATCCATCAATAGAATGGACGAAAGGTGTTGGACTTGCGTTGACTGGATTTGCAACGGGCATGGGTACACTTGGTGCAATTATTGCAGGATCCTTTGGACTAGGTGCCGCAGCTTTAGCACTCGGTGCTGCTGCGGTATTAGGAGTGGCTGAGACTGTTGTCTTGGCATCTGAAATATTATCTAAAGGTAAATATGGCAATGGGCCCACTGTACAATGGGCTAGTGGTGTTGCTCTATCACTAGCTGCATTTAGTGACATTTATAAGATGTTGGTAGCAAATTCTGTTATGTCCTTATTTGGAGGAGCAGATATTGGACCAAAAGCATTTTCTGAGTCAATATTGATGATCTCCGATTCAATAGTAGAAGCAGCTAATAAATTATCAAAAGGAAATTTCACGGGTGGACCTACTAAACAGTGGGCTTCTTCAGTTGCGATTGCACTTGGTGCATTTGGACAGGTATACAAAATGCTTCTCGCTAATGCAATATTTGACTTGTTCGGTGGTGGAGTTGGACCAAAAGAGTTTGGAGAAGCTATCGTAACTATCTCCAAATCGATTAACACAGCAGCCTTTTATCTGAGTAAAGGGAATTTCAAAGGTGGACCAGATTTCAAATGGTCACAAGGAGTATCTCTAGCTATAGGTGCATTTGGACAAGTCTATAAGATGTTACTAGATAATGCTGGTATCGAATTCTTTAGAAGCGGTGTCACACCCGAACAATTTGCCACTGCTATTGTAACAATCTCACAAGGTATAAAATCCGCCGCCACAGAATTAGCTAAGGGAGAACAAGAGTATAAGAAAGGACCTAGTAAAGAATGGTCAGAGGGTGTATCACTAGCCCTTGGTGGATTTGCACCTATATACAAAATTTTGGTCGATAATCAAGGTGTTTGGAAAAGTGGTGTGAGTGTAGATGACTTTAAAAATGCAATAGTTTCTATAAGTCAAGGTATAGTCACAGCAGCTACAGAGCTTGGTAGGGGCACCGAAGATTACAAGAAAGGTCCGACTAAAGCTTGGGCAGAAGGCGTGTCAACAGCATTACAAGCCTTTACTGGTGTTTTCCAAGTTCTCAATGCTGATTCGGGTTGGTTTAGTGGACCAATCAAACCAGAAACATACAAGTTAGCAATTCAGTCTATAGGTATGGGTCTTGCTGAAGCCGCAAAAGCTCTTGGGGGAGAGGGTGTTTCGTATGATTTGAATAAAGTTCCTAAAAAAGCATGGGGACAGGCAGTCAATGACACGTTCCAAGCATTTATACCAGCATTGAAATATATCAGTGAACAAAGTGGTTGGTTTACAGATGGTGCCGAAACCACTGTGACTAATATGAGAGCGATATCACAAGCTATTGCTGAAGCTGGTAGAACTATAAGTGGGGGGAATTTCACAACAATAATCGATCCTAAATGGGGACAGAATGTGAAACTCACCTTCAATGAATTTACATTGATACTTCAACAACTAGATGAAGCCGACATCGATATGGATGAAGATGGCGACTTCTATAAATTGTCCAAAGCTACCGACACACTAGTTTCTATAAGTAATAAATTGTCGACAGGTAATTACAAGGACATCCCAGCAAATTACATGGCTAACACTAAGATTAACATTTCGACGTTTTTGAGCATCACAAAAGTAATGGAAGCCTACAAAGTTGATGAGGACAAACTTGAGAAAATGATAGAATTGGCTACAAATCTTAAAAATGTATCACACATTATAGCTAGAGGAAACTTCAGTAAAGTAATTCCAAAAGCTTGGATGGATTCTTTGAGAGTTAATCTTGTATCATTCTCACAGATGCTGAATACATTCAAAGGGGATGGTTTATTTTCCTTTCTTTCAACGTCCACAACTGATAAAGTTAATCAATTAGCCGATGGTATAATTCAACTTGCGACCAAATTTAATGAGAATAAGGTACCTTTCGATTTAAGAAAAGTACCAAAATTGGAATGGTCACAAGGTTTCAGCACTGCAATAAATGCTGTACTACCAGGACTTAATTACATTCAACAAAATGAAGGTTTATTATCTGGTGGCGAAGATAAATTCAAATCAGGTGTCAGTGCCATAGCAGACTCATTAGTAATTGTTTCACAAAAATTAGCTAGAGGTAAATTCGATAAAATATTAGACCCAAAATATTTCAAAAACTTAGCTGATAGTACTACATCATACATCAACATAACAAAATCACTTGAAGAAGCTGATGCTGATTATGATTCGGTGAGCGATATGGCTGATTCGATGGTTGAATTAGCTAAAGCATATGATAGACTATCACAAGCATTAACAAATCTTAATGGACAATTAGGAGCGGTTGATATGGAGAGAATGACTATGTTAAAAAATCTTTCTGGTTCTATAGTAATGTTATCTCTTATGGATTCCGCTCAATTCGAGTCAATGATGACATCCTTAGAGAGTAAAGCTAAGATATTTGTAGATGTGATGAAAGATACCCAATCATCAGCACCAGCTGCAATGGAAGCTAAACCTACAAAACCAGCAGAAGTTAAACCAGGCACCAAACCAACTACGACTGCTGCAGTAAAAACTCCAACTGCCACCACTCCGAAACAGACACCAGAAGATACAATGAAGAATTTGACTGAGGCAATCAAAGCACTCAACTCAATCGTCGGGTCAATAGCTGGTGTCATAGTTGGTGGATCTAAAGATGGCAAGGTTTCTCTACAAGAATATCTTAATGCTAAAAAGAAAGAAAAATCAAGTCTAATTGACGACTAAACTTTTTTTTTGATTCAAATATAATTATTTGATGAAAACTAATTTTTTCAGACGCATTATTCTTTTTTTTGTATTTCGAAATAAGATTTTGAATATCGAAACAGATCTTAAAATACAATATAATATCAGAATCGATAGTATATACAGACTATACACCGTACTGAATATACCTGAACAAATTTTTGAAGAACCATACAATTTCAGAAGATCTGATATTAATACAATGAGCAAAACTTATATACAAGAATATACATCTCAATTATCTCAGTTCCTAAATGCAAATGGTTTGACAGAACTATATATGTTATATGATATGGAAAAGGTTGACAAATATAGTTATCTCTTAGTTTTCGGTTATTCATTGATGAATACCAAACGTCTAGCAAATAGACTTATTTATTTTTGGACACCTGTAATATTAATACTTACAATATTATCAATAATTACATTATCAGTAATCTGAAACCTTATACCAAAACAAAATATAATACAATATGAGTAAATTTTACAAACTTTCGGACGATAGTATAAGCACATTCAAGACCACTTTCAATAGGAAATCATTTCCATTCAATGTAGGTTTCGAATTTGTTGGGTGCGAATCACAAAAAAACCTTATCAAAATTTCCAAAATGCCTGATCAGTTTTCTTTCATTTTGGAAAAAGAGTTATTAGTACAAATAAATGAAGATTTGATGTCTGTATTTGACCCAGAATCAATTCAAATTTTATTCGAGCAAGAAATTGATAAAATTTCTGTAAATATGGACACTGGAAAAATAAAAATGGTTAAACCCGATTTGACTACCTTTTCAAGTCTCATAAATAAGTACGGAATAGAAAAGATTGCAAAAGCTAATAAAGTTGAGGAATTGTACAATCAACAAAAAGAAGATGCCCAAGAGGACTTTCTTTTATAATAAAAAAATAATTTTAAATATATGGAAAACAAACAGCATTTAGAAAATCATGTAATAAAACCACAACTTTCAATTCAAAATGATAGCGTTGAGTACAGACTAATGCCATTTATGCACGAACTTAGTCTTGACAGCAAGATCATTGAAATTGAAAATTACATGAAAAACAATGATGGTAAATATTGCAGCGAAGAAGAAAAAGATAAACTATACGAGGATGCAAAAAATCTATGGAAAAGCTTTATCTCTGAGTTCAAAGAAGTTGTTTATACGATCTATCTGAATAAGGACCAACACACATTACTCTTAGACTTATTAAATAACAAACTAGAGTATGATGCAAACACAGTGTTTTTTGCAATCGAATTAGTAAAATTGTTAGGTAAATGGGAAGAAGAAGGTTCACCAGAAACCTCAGATCTCAAAGGGTATCTAGCCGATGCGACTGAAACTACTTATATCTATCACTTAATTGCTAAACATAAAGTGGTAGGGCTCGGAAAGGATACTATGACATTTGCCGACATTCTACTTAGAATTGGTGAGATTTCCAAGATTGTTTCATACTATGACACACATGCTAAAAGTTTATCAAAGGCAATTCAAGATTGGGTCGCAAGTTTCGACGAAGCTGGTGTAAATATCTAAATAAAAAAAAAACCGTCCTCGACGGTTTTTTTTTAACCACCACCACCACTACCCCCCGGTCTATCAGGGCCACCAGGTTCTGGACCACCTCCTGGTGCACCAATCCTTTCATCAGGTGGTAAACTAGCTAGGCCCACTAATGTCTTATGTGTCTTGACAGGTACAAATGGTCCTATCGGATCACCCTCTGTTTTATTAGCAGAAAGATCATTCAGTCCTCTTATCTCATAAGTTTTTTTGGTTGTATAAGTTTGACCGTAACCATTATCGGAACTCACTTCTATATAAATGAAAGGATCAATATTAGCATCAATCGTAAAATTGTAAGAATGACCAGCCTTTATAGGTTTTTTTCTTTCACCAATTTTTGGTTTATTATCTTCCAAACTATATGTAGCGACTAAACGATATTCTAAAAGATTTTGCACAGGTACTAAATCTGTCAAACGCCACTCAGTCATATAGAACCAACTTGAGAAAGATTTTCTATTCTGCAAATCCAAGAAGGGACTTACTGTAGAAACTGTTCCAAAAATAGTGAATGATGATTGAGTACCGATATATTGATAAATTTCTCTTTTATATTCAACAAATTGGCCTAATAGATAATTAACATTTCCATTCCAAGAAGAAATTCCACTATATTTTAAAGGGTTTTTTAGTTTATTACTCTCTATGACAGATTCATATATTTTGTCGTAGTATGTTACTCTATCTCCCAATTTGTAAGTGAAAAACGGATCCCATTCTTTATAAGTTTTGTAAGTCTTTATTCTAACAGTGAAATAGTCCGGTACTTCAGATTGTGTCAAACCAAGTGACATATAAAAATCGACTTGACATGTATAAACAGTGGATCCACTATTGATTGGCATCAAATATGCCTCATTCAAACTGAAATCTATAGGGGAAAAGGATTGTTTTATGTTTACTATACGTGTATCATAATTTCTATGTTGTATTGTATCAACTCCAACAAAGTCAGCTCTTCCTGTAATATCTAATATTCTATGAGTTATCGGAATTACTTTTCTTTCCAACCACATTTTCAAACCTTGCAGTTTCATAATTACTTCGGCTAATGAATACAACAGAACATTCGTACCTTCTTTGTCAGTTATACGATATGTTAAGTTGAATAAATTTGTCTCTTCGAAATTCGGGTTCGGCAAAGTGTGTTTTATAAAATCGTTTTCTTTCCATCCCTCAACTGAGTTATCAAAGATGTCAGGTATTTCTACTTTGAACAATTTATAAAAGTCGGGTGAACTTATATTGATATTTCTATAGTATTCGTATAATTCTAAATCATTGTACCCGAAGAAATTTATTGAGTTTATAATAGCTTTATAAGATCCAATATAAGGAAAAATCTGATCCCTGACTAAGAGCATTTCTTTTCTCTTTTTGTTTAGGAAATTCCAATCTATACCTTGTTCATTGATATCATATGTCTTGAAAATAAAAGTGTCATATGGATCTACCAAATGACCAGAGTTAGCTAACTCAATTTTAAATCTCACATCTTCTATTTCAGTTTGTGACTTTATCTCAAAAGTACCTATCAATTTATCTACTACTTCAAAACTAACCGTCAAGTATGTAGTTGAACCATTTGTTGGATAATCATCGACTTGAGTAAACTCATTTGTAAAATACCTATCTATAAACGTCACAACCAAATATTTTGTAAAAACTTTAAGTATCTTAACAGTTATTCCACTGTTTAGTGAAATATATTTGTTTTTCTGATTACTATCGTCTTTTATTGTTATTTTTAATAACTGACCGGGTTTCAAACCCCTTGTGACACCATCATCATCTTGTCGGAAATTTGTTTTGGAATTCAAATCAAACGCAATCATACCGTATAGACCATCTTCATCATTTACTCCCATCGAGAATGATAAGACATCACTATTTGTAGCATTTGCATAAACCGTGAACTTTATAGATTCTCTTTTATAAAGATTTAATCTAGAAGATAAAACACCCTCATTAGTTCCATTCATGCCAATAAAAACTTCAATAGGTGTTGGCTTATTAGTAAAATCTACCACTGAATCAACATGATCCAATGTATAAGTCAACTCATCAAATATTGTTTGTTGGAACTCCGGTAAAGCTACTCTGGTAAGTTTTGTATTAGGCTTACGATTCAAAGATACTATTGGCAAAGGTCTTTCTCCAGTATAATCATAAATTCCACCCACTGGCAATTGTTCTCCAGAAAAATCGTATAAAAATATTTCAGGTATTTGGTCGTCTTCCCATTTGAATATTAAATCCGCAAAAGGTTCATCATTGTAGTTTTCCCTTGGTCTTCTAATGTATTCTCTTGTTTTAAGCCAAATATCTGGATGTTTTTGGTAATTAGGATCTAATGTGCCATAATTATTTTCTCCAACTTCAATAGTTGATAAAGTATTTTGTTGTAAACTAGTTGCTAAAATAACTTGTACCTCAACGAGTGATTGTATTTGGATTATATCATTGGGAATAATTGCAAAAATACTCTGTCGGTCAGGATTATATAAAACCTCTTTGATCGATCCTTCAAAAAATGTTTCGGAATGTTTTATTTTATAGTTATCAGTATCAACCACAAATAATTGTTGGGTATTTTGAGAAGCAAGATATATGTCACCATCATATTGATTCAAAGCTAATGGACCATATTCCGGTGTTTCACCAAAGGCTAATTGGTTCCCTTCCAAGTCAAAAACTGATATACCCTCTGGTGTGGACAAAACTATTTCATTTTTTAAATTATTGAATAATAGGTTTCTTACAAATGGTGGGTCTATCTCTGATTTATATAGAGCACCACTATCACCAACTACAAACCCAACATTCGAGTCTAACATGTAAATGGAATTGAAATTTCTTGATCCTTTATCTTGCCTGATCCAACTATTATTTATACCGGATTGTTCTGATTTCCTAATTATTCCATTCTCACCCACAAGATAACCAACCGTAGTGTCTGCAAAATCAACAGATGTCAAACTTGCAGATAAACCCGTATAGACATAATCCCATTTGTTACCACCATCTGTTGTTTTTAACATTATACCGTTATTACCGACAATCCATCCAGTTGTGTCATTCACGAAATTTACATCAGTAAAGTTGAACTCCACAGGTGACCAGCTGCTACCACCATTTATAGTAGTGAAAAATCTACCATTGCTATCACAACAAATACCATTCGATGTATCTTTGAAAGATATCGAAGTTATATCTCCTGTAGAGGTTGAAACAGTCACTGGTAATCCCCAACTATTACCAAAATCAACCGTTTTCCAAATCCTACCATTGGTTCCACCTACCCAACCGATTGTTACACTAATAAAGAATACAGAAGATAATTTACTATTAGTTGGAGTAATTATCAATTGCCAACTTTGTCCAGTATCAGCTGTTCTTATAATTTTACCAAAATCACTTATAGCATAACCATAATTCGAACTGAAGTGGACTGCAAGTAAATTCTCATTTGCAGCAATACCAGATGGGGTAGGTACAGTATAGTATTCAGTAATTGTACTAGCAACGTTGAATTCTATATAATCATTTGGAAAAGAAGGATTGAATCCACTAACAGTAATCTTATTCCCACCAACGTAATTCACACCTCGATTTACATATGAGTTTATGGTGACGATACCACTCGAAGAAATAGACAAATTGAAAACAGCACCAGTTCCACCTCCCCAAACGTTGGTGTCAGCAGAGGTTTGATTTGCTATGAAATTAGATAAACCATAAGATTGTGTCGCAAATACACCAATAACAGATACGATTCTCACTCTTCTGAATCTTGTTGCATCGGATCGTAGAATGGTACCTAGGTCACCAACTATATTTTTTACTTGCGGATTTGAGACATAAACACTGTTTAATTTATATGTGGTCCAGTTTTGAGATGTTAAATTTGTATGAGCATTCCAACCTGATCCATCTTCTGTAAACAAAATCGATCCATTATTTCCAACCGCAATACCAAATGTAGAAGTTGCAAAATTCACAGAATTCAAATTATTTGTAGTTGGTGATGTTTGTCTAGACCAAGTTACAGCATTATTTGTTGTCTTCCTTATCATTCCATCTCCACCAACTAACCAACCTATATTTGTATTGGGTACAAAATAAATTGAATTAATCGATGATGTAGTAAGTCCAGTAAAATTCGTATACCAATCAGTGCCATTACTTGTAAATAATAGTGACCCATTCTCACCTCCGACTACCATCACATTTGATGTTGCAGAAACCTTGAAATGGGCAGATAATAATTTAGATTTGGTTGTTTGAACCGATTGGGTAAGTAGTTGAGCATTATATTTTACAATCAACCCATTTTCACCTACTATGAAACACACACTACCATTATCATTGGCCCAAATAGCTTTTGGTTTCTGACTAAGTGGTACGTTTTGGTATGCTGAGCCATTCCATAAGTGTAACCTACTATCATCCGAACAAATTAAAACTAAATTATTTTGTATTACTCTAACACTATTCAGCGTCGTATTAGGTCCAGCGGGTCCAAGGATGGTCTGCCAATTCAATCCTCCATTTAGTGATCTTATGACCCTATTTTTCTCACCAACTGCCCAAACAGTGCTATATGTTGTGGAATATACAGATCTTAAATTCTCTGTTATTTCACTTGATTGTGTACCCCAGTTTTCTCCAGCGCTAGTTGTTTTCAATACCAAACCTTTATCTCCAACTACAAAACCAGAAGCAGTAGATCCAAAATGTACATCTCTTAATGTTGAGTTTGTTATACCAGATGGTGAAGCTAACCAGGGAGATATTGTAATATTTGGAGCATTCAATGGGGTTACTACACCGCCGTTCAAATTTAAAATCCTTGTGGTGTCAAATAGATATATTGACGACCTTATTGGTTCGTATAAAAAATTATTTTTCAGACCAGGTACCGAAATAGAGGCTTGTAAATTACGAGATGAACCATCGAATCTCAAAAGCTCATCATCAGAACACACATAAATGTCCTTCTCAGACGCATTATAAATAAAATTATAATATCTTTTATTTGTAGGTACCGATGGATAGGACTTTGATGGTGTTGATGTGAAGTTATTATCATACCAAATGTCGAATTTTGTTGAATTATATGCAACATATACATCACCATTATTCGGATTCACAACACATTTTTTACCAGGCAGAGAAAGATTTATAATATGATCCAATTTAGGAAATAGAGGATCTATAAGGTATATTTTATCTGTAGAGAGACAATATAAATAATTATTATATGGGTTGAAAGTCATTGATATGCCCGATGTGAAATTAGGCAACTTAACTTCCGTTTCGACCCTACCACTCACAGAATCTATCACTGTCAGCCTTTCACCAAATACATAGATCTTGTTTACCAAACCTAGATATATCAAGTCAACAAATTTGGCCTCGTCATTAATTGGGAAGTTTTTGTTAATCACATAACTATTGGTAGCCCCAAACCTAATACTGAAAGCATCTGAAAAATCTAAAAGACCAAATTCCCCATTATTGGGTTTCGCCAATACTGCGGGTGTACAACCTGTAGCGCCAAAACCATTACTCAAAGCTATAGTTATAAATGGTGCTATATTACACAATGGATCTGTAGTGGGCCAAAATGGTCCCTGATAACTCAAAACAAGATCTTTCGGACCTAAGTATTCGATATTATATTCTTGATTATTCCAAGGCCTGCTACTGTTATTAATAGCAACAAGTTGTCCTGTCGCAAAATTTTCATCCTCGAATGAATATGAAGGTCCGGACAATATTATTTCATTTGAAGTTAAAAATGCTCCTAAGTGACCTCTGAAGAGATTTTTTATGAAATATGTTTCGTTACCAGGTAGACTGAATACTCCGGTATTTACAGAAACTTCAAATCTTGTATCTATTTCCTTCACGTCAAAGGTCAACATCGATAGTACGGATTTAGCATAAATTCCATAACCTTCTAATATATCACCATATGTTTCTACCCACTCATTCAAAGAACTGGCAAAATCAACTTTACCATTTGAAAAGTAACTCGATTTTTGACCATAATTTCGATCATTGATTGTGACTACAAAGTAAGAACCAATATTATTAAAAACAATTTGAGCTCTTTGGAGATAAAAGTCTGCTGTAGTTCCAACCTCAACACTAAAAGTGAGTTCAACATTCGGATATTCAGTTGTTAGCTGTATAGTGTTCAGGTAGAAGGAATAATCTTTACCGGTAAACTTCAATTTTGGATATATACCTGTCATCGATAATTCGATGTACCAAGTTGTAAGCCAATTTCTAAGGGTTTTATCTATGGTTCTTTCCATATTAACATTCAAAGAATCATAAATAAATTCAACTTCTTGATAATATACTTGTCCATTAATGGTCAATCTTATTCCAAATTCATCTATATCTGTAAAAACTATATTGTATGAAAAATTCTCACAAATATTCTCAGTGATCTCTGGCAATAAAACCTCCTCTATTTCAACATTCTGTTCATAGATATTTTTTGTGACCGCTCTATTTTCATAATTAACACCATCTAACGATAATAGTATCTTAGCATCCACATAATTACTAGGATATAAAAGATCCAAATGAAGTTTTTTGTTCTCGAAATAATAATCCAATAAGAAAAACTTAAAATCTTCTTTATATTTTTCCACAGATGACGCTAACGTCACAGGCATGCTTTGTGTAAACGAAAAAGAATATGTGAATCTATTTTTTGTCAACTGCACTTCAGCAGATTGAAAAACTTCATAATCCGAAATGCCGCTGACTGATAAATACGTGGGAGCATCCCAATAAGTTTTATTATCTGGTAGAATTGATGAGGTCGCTGTCCAATAATGAGACAAAACACATTCATAGAGAGAATTTCCGTAAAGAACTTGTGATTGGGTAGCAAAATAAGTTAATTTGTTGATACCTTCGAATTTGACAACATCTAGGATCTTTAATGAATTTGTATTTATAGAAGCATTTGGTAAGTGAAATTCTACACCTGGCTTTAGAATCTTTGGTACACCATCCGTGAAATAAATCCTACTCGCAGTCAGATATAATCCTCCAGTGTAAACTGTCGGCAATTCCGTTTTTAATAAAATATCAATTAATAAATCATAACTTTGTGTAAGTGATTTAGCGTCCAACTCATATCTTTTATAAACTTTATCATTGAGCAAATAATTTCTCACCGTATAAATACCATCGTTTCGTTCAGTTCCAAAAAGGTTCAAAACTTTACCATTATAATACTTATCATAAAAATCTGGCTCAGACCAAGAAGATAAATTATCTTTGTATTGATCGTCGATGTAGTTGTAAACTCCGATAGAATTAACTCCACTTACTGAAATGCCTTCAAGTGACGCAGTCCCCTCAATTACCGAACCATATTTACTGTTGAAACTTCTATTGTCAAGATTTGACATAATCATTATGCCATTTTTCTTCGTTTTAACTACAGTGTATGATTGATTTATATTTGTAAATTCCAAGTATTTTTTATCGAACATTATTTGAGTTCCTATTGGAAACATTTTCTCAAAATTGTTCCCGTAAATCCATTTTGAGAAAAATAATTGATCATTATTTGGCAATTCAACTCTTGTAACGGGTCGATTGAAGTAAGAACAACCCGTTATGTTGAATCTATATTCATTAAATAATTGGAATTTCTGTAAAAAAAGGTCACCAGGTTTTTCATATTCAAAAGAAGGTATTCTTTCAAACATATAAAGACCAGCTGTCTTAAAAGTGTCATCACTATTAGCGTGGAAAATCATATCACCTTCCCACCTTTCATCATCCTCGTTGTATCTAAAATTTAAATTGTCCCCTTCTTTGTTGAAAAATATAAGTGATTGCATTAAAAGACTGTCGTATTTTATGTATATATTAAAAGAAGAGTTTTAATACTAAAATAAATAATATATATCTACAATAAAAAACATACTCCAATGAAATATATTAATCTATTCGATAATTTTCATCCAATCAGTGAGAATCTAAAATATCATGTCGATAACAACCTTCCCGTTTTGGAAAATGTGTTCAGACCTGGTTCCAATTCGTTCTATGATCTAATAAAGGAAGCTAGAATTTTGTTTGATACTAATAAAGTAGAATTATCGGGAATAGATAAAATTTTATTTGAAACAACTGATATTGGTAAATTTGCAGAATACGAAGGTGAAATGGTACCTTTGGACTTACCATTAGAAGAAGTCGAAGATTTGAACGAAGCCGAATATCATGGAAAAAAAGTTCCAATAGGCAAACCTATGAGAAGCTCGGGTCCAAAAAAATACAAAGTTTATGTGATTAATCCCAAGACAAAAAAAGTTAAAGTAGTAAACTTTGGTGATGCTAAAGGTGGTCTGAGTGCAAAGGTTTCTGATCCTAAAGCTAGAAAAGCTTTTGCTGCAAGACATCAGTGCCATTTGAAAAAGGATAAGACCAAACCAGGTTACTGGGCTTGTAGGGCTAATAGATATGCAAATCTTTGGGGAGGAAAAACATATCCAGGTTTCTGGTGATTTATTTATGATTTTACCATTTGAAGAATCCAAATTGAATGACTTGACTTATTTAAGAACATTCCATGAAAATGTAGATAATGGAAACTTACATTGGCATCGTGACAGAGAGGACAGAATAATAGAACCAACTCATCCAACAGATTGGACCTTTCAAATTGATAACGAATTACCCAAAAAAATAGATGAAAAAATATTTGTACCTAAAGGGGTCTACCACAGACTAATAAAGGGCACTGGTGATTTAGTATTAAAAGTTACTAAAATAAAATAATATATATGTTATGAATCATTTATTACCTTTCGAAGATTTTAAAGAATCACTTGTAGTTGAGAAAAACGTGCCAAATAACCCATCTTTATGGGCTTCCTGTAAAGCTTGGGCAAAAAATACCTATGACGTTTATCCATCAGCTTATGCTAATGGAGCTGCTGCAAAAAGATATAAGAAAAAAGGTGGCACTTGGAGAAAGTCAAAAGTTAAAAAGTCTAAGAAAAGATAATGGAACATCTACTATTATTTGAAGATTTCATCCATGAGGAAAAATCATATAAGGGTTCTCATGGTGGACTCGATAAATGGTTCAAAGAAAAATGGGTTGATATTTCCAAGACAAATAAAGATGGGTCTCATCCACCATGCGGAAGGTCTGACACAAGTAAAGGTGGATATCCCAAATGCAGAAAAGTAAGGGTTGCCGCTAAGATGTCGGCGAAACAAAAGAAAGCAGCGGTTGCTAGGAAAAGAAAAGCAGAGAGTACCGGATCTAAAGGTAGTGGAAGAAAACCAAACTATTCTAAATAACCCTCATCATATATTCTAGCAATTTCATTAAACTCTTGTAAGACGCCATTTTTGATCTTCTCACTTTCATATTTCTGAGTATTAATGTATTGTCTAATTAAATCAGTATATTCTAATTGAATAGATGGAACCACACCATTGTTTAATTCTTCTTCAGTAATTTCTTCAATCACAGATTTAGTTTCTTCATTTTTTTCCAAAACTAAATCATCGATGTAGTCAACTGAAGCAAAGTTACCGGATTCCAACATTAACTCTAACTTTCTTCTTAATTTCCTATTGTTTATCAACAATGAATTTGATATGAAAAGATCAATATAATCTTTTGTCGAAGTGTTTTCTAATTGATCAATATCCTCTTGAGTTCTTATGTATATCTTTTTGTATCTCGGTGAAATATTATTAGGAATGAATCTCTCCTCGTCAACCAAAGTATCTAAGATAAAAATTCCCTTTTGATTGTTAATGTCATTTCGATCCATTTCAAAATTATTACCGACAAAAGTGAAATTTTTTGTGACTTGCAAGATGTGTATATGACCAGAATATACATTTTTGTAACCTGAAAAATCTTCCACATCTATTTTATCTTGATTTTTATGTGCAACAGAGGTCAAATGCATTTTTGCACCGTTCAAATCCGAATGACAGAAAAGATAATCACAACCAGAAAATCTTTTTAGTATGTCAATTTGGTCTTGTTTTTTCTCAACCCAAGGTAACATCAATATTGACTTTCCACAAAAATCAATTTTGGTAGGCTTTTCGTAAACGGTAATGTTTGGTATATACTTATATAATTTGACAGTATTCACATCATTAGAGGCTTTAGTGTACAAATCATGATTACCAATTAGTATATGCACCGGACATATAGAAGATAGTTTTTCGAGGAGATCTTGTGCGTAATTGAGTATATTAATCGGAACCACTGACCGATTGTCAAATAAATCTCCACAGTGGATTATAATATCATCTTCGGTCATTTCTTTCCGAACTAAAGGAATTAAAAATTCTTCAAAATATTCCCTGTGTACTTTAAACCATTTATCAATCGAATTCGGGTAACCAAGACCTAAGTGGGTATCACCAATAATTAGAATTTTTGACATCACTATTATATAAACTTAGTTGATCATAGTTCAAATCGGGTAAAAATGATTTTTTTTTAAACTATGACACTATTTAATATACTCTCAATATTATTGTAATCATAATATGGTATCCTTACTAGTCTTATTGAGTTCAATAAACAATATTCTTTTTTGATTTCATCATTTTTTCTAACATATTCTAGATTTGCATTTCCAAAATATTTATTTTCAATAAAATGATGCTCTCCATGATACTCAATAATAGTATTTTCATTGTATAGATAGAAATCAAATCTTAATCCTTTCTTATTTTTACAATTCTCAAATATAAAATTCCTGTGGTATCTTATTCCTCTTTTGTCAAGGTATCTTTTTATGTAATTTTCTCCTCTAGAATAGGAATTACATTGTGAACATCCATGTCCATATTCGTGAAAATATAAATATTGTGTGAAGACGCCATGATCTGGACAAGTTATATTTATAAATCCCTCATTAATGGATGTATCATTATATAGATATTTATTATTATGGACTCTTTTAAGATTATCTATTCTGGAATCAGATAGCTTAGTAAGTTTATGTTCATCTCTAGCACATTTATCACATCCTTGTTTATTATATAAATGATTACTTGGGGTTTGCTCGAACACACCGTGTATCGGACATATTATTTTAATTTTTGTTCTACAATTAACATATATCGATAATTCATATCCATATTTATTATTATGTATTTCTTTTGATTTTTCTATAAAATCTTTAGTCTTAATAGATTTGTTATCCAGTGATTTTAATTCTTTAATTAAATTATTTTCTTTTATTTTACAGTTTTTATTACAAAACTTTCTATCTGGTCTACCGAAGTTTATTTCTCTACCACAATATCTATAGTTGCACTTCATATTTAATATATATCACATACTAAAAGTGGAAATGGCAATTTTCTAAACCTATTTATATTAAAAAATGACTAGAAAGATTATTGACAAAATATATAATATTATAAAAAATAATTTAAAATTCTATGCCATTACCACATTTTACACAACTCTTGATGACAGGTTCACCAGGGGGTCCCGGTACAAAACCAGATGAGGTAGTATATCTTAACCTGTTTGAGATTACTTTCATTTTCCCTACTATCCTCCAAGCACAGGGTAGAGATCCAATTATGCAACTTCAACAAGCATCGTCTGTTGATTTGAATCTTACTCCAGATATTGGTGTTAAAGATCAGAGGTTCAAGTATTCAACCAGAGCTTACATGGGTATGCCAGAAAAAACCCATATCGAATTCACAATCAAACACAATGTTAACGTGAACGATAAGGGTAATATGATTACTTGGAATACTTTGAAAGCTTGGTATGATGTAGTTTGGAACTCTCAAAATGGTACCGTGAACTATAAATCTGATATCATTGGAACGGTAATTGTGAATCAACATGATAAAAAAGGTGTTGTTTTAAGAAGGGTTACTTTCCAAAACTGTCAAATCACTGGTCTACAAGGTTATTCACTAGACTGGTCATCAACAGAGATTCTTAATAACGTAGAAGCTAAATTCGTAGCTGACTACTGGGTTGATGAATATATCGATGGTTCATTCACAATCACCCCACCACTCATCGCAGGATACTAATCTTATTCTCCTAAATAAAAAAAAACCACCAAAAGGTGGTTTTTTTTTATTTAAACTTATTAGCCATTGAGGACATATTATTCATTATTGAGGATGGGTTGAAGTTTGGCATTTTTTGGGACCCTTCTTCTTTCTTCCTTTGTTTATCCTCTTCTTCAGTTAATTCATTGACTATTTTGATATTTTCTTCCAACATCCAAAAAGGCCAGGAATCTATAGCAAACTCTTGCAAATGGTAATTTTTTTGAAGTAAAAGTTTATTCTTTAATAAACTGTTCAAAGGCGTCATGAACAACGAAAATAGCTGACGGTCCGTCGGGAAATATCATATCAGTGTGGCTCTCTAGACCACACTCACACTGCTTCCTTAACTTTTCAATACCAAAAGTCATTTTTTCAACAGCAGCATTCAAAAACTGAAATGAAACATCATCCATCTTTTGGTACTCTTCTAACTTAGATTTAATCCCTTCAATTGTAATCGAAGTACGATCATACAAAAGGAATGGAATAATCTTTAAGAAAGAAAGGTTTGGTTTTTTCTTCTCTTGATTCTCTTTTATGATGTATTCGGTAAAAGATTTCTGTAAACCGATCGATGGTGGCGCTAAATTGAATACACGACCATTTTTAACCTCAAATCTAAAAGACAACGTGATAGGATCGAAAAAACTCAAAAGACGTTCACTCTGTTCGAACAGTTTAAAATTATCCCTTCTTAGTTCGATTGAAACTTCATTTCCACATTCACAAACCGCAGTTGTGGTAAGAGAAGTACCTTTCTGAAAGGTTAACTCACGTATTAAGAAAATGAGGAAGTATCTATCTGGATCTTTGATCTCTAGGTAGGAACCAATAGTGCCGTCAAGGTATTTTATTCGAACACAAGAAGAAAGCATGTCATTCATTTTTTCGACGATATCATAAAAATTATTATCATCGACCATTGAGTAAGCTTGAATTTCTTTTACTTGGGCAGCTCTCACTTGAATTGTAGAACCATCTGGGTAGAACATACCACAGGGAAATTCCTTTACATCGAATGCGAAATAGTGAAGATCCGAAGCACGAGAAGTATCAACGCTAACCTTAACTTTTGGTTCTTCGAAGTTTGTTTGTTTTGGTTTTTCTAAACTTTCTAAATGTTTTCTGAGGTAATCTTCCTCAGATAAGTTTGACTCTTCTTGTTTAGACATAAATATATAATTTTTTTTTGAAATTATATATTATATGGATTGTTTTACCTTAAGTCCAAAATTTTCAAAAAATTAACCAACAAAAGTCATAGTCAAATAATTGATTGACGTCGCACACGTTACTACCACTTTATTTGCCGGATCACTTGAGGCTAATTCTACATTAGCATAGACAAAATTATAACCATCTCTGACGGTGTAAGTGAAATCAGTTGTCCCCAAATTGTGCGACACAGTTATACCGTTATTAGATATACTAGAAAATGTTTTGACAACTTTTTGTACATAAAAACTAGCAGTAATATACTCACCACCCGATAAGTTGTTCAAAACTCCATTACTTTGTGTGACCAAATTACCATTTATAATTACCACCCTACCATAATTATTCAAAACACCAGTTGCTCCTATTAGTAAATCTTTATATACAACGTACATATAATTTGAAGGTACCTCAAGTGTTTCATTTATGATAGTATGTTTTACAGGAATTGCAGCTGTAGCAGACATAAGAAAACTATCCCAATTTGTAGAATCACCAACAGACCAAGTGACACCATTATTTTGGGGTTTTAGTTTGTAATAGTAAACATTTGTATTAGAAGTATCGGCTACACCAACCACCATACCAGCTCTCCTTTTTTCCAAAGGTATATCATACATACTCTGAGTGGTGGATAAATTTCTGAATCCATCAACTCCATATATTGGGTCTATTACAGGATACTTGTCTGATAAATTTATTGGGGTTATCAATCCCGAAAACGGTATATTCTCCATACTTTTAACTTATATTTACTGAAAAAGTTGCGTTAATTTCATTTTTTGTTCTATATATCTTATATTGTTTTTCCAAACCAAATGCATTACTCACAGTGACAAATAAATAATTTAAATCAGCAAAACTATAACTATACCCACTGTTTGTTCCAGCCATAGCGAGAGGAAGATTCTTATAAGTAATATTTTGAAAATTATAATCACTATCTTCAGGAAATGCAATATATTTGAAACCATCACCAGGTAGACTCCAAGTACCACTTGACTGTTTTGAGAGAGTTTTGTTTGACAAATCCCTTACTTGACTAGCCGTCAGAGTAGAAAATGTAGACGAACCATGGTAAACCCTCCACATCCAATCAATTTCGTAGTCCTTGTGTACTCTTGTACCATTTGACCTCTCAACTGATAATCTGAAGACCCTCTTAGCTGGTACATTACTTTTGATTGAATTCGCAAAGAAAAATCCCATCGGACCAGTCAATCCTGTACTTTGTGTAAATGGAGTTGCAGATGGTGGTTGCCAATATGTTTGAGTTTGTGTGACGGGTGTCACATCTTCGATTCTCAAAGTCTTATCTTTCAAATCACCCTGATTATCAAAAACCCAACTGAATGTATAATACAAACCACCACTTATTGTTTGTCCTATTTCATAAGATTTCGAAACCTGTACCCCTTCTGAGGTCATACTAAAAGTACCTATTCTTCCCATAGATTCAGGATAGAATATATCTTTCAACATATCAACTATCTTCACATCGTTAAATGAATACCCACTCTGTATACCACCAACATTATAATTGGTAGATACTGGATTTGTAAAGTTACCACTCATTGCTACAGGGTTTGTGTAGAAGAATTCAAAATATTTACCCCCTTGATTATAAGTCAAATAGTAAATTGGACCACCAGTACCTCCGGTAGCACCAATGATATCACCATTTGTCAATGGCATAGGACCAGATGATGAAGGTTTATAAACTGATAATGTCCCTATGGAATTAATATTAAGTGTAACAGTAGCCCCTGTATTATAACCAAAAAAATCTACTAAAAATATATAATTAGACTGATAAGCGTCAATAGATGGAGAACTATAGGTTGCAAAATAACTATCGGATCCAGTTGCTGAGATTCTTATATTGGTTTGAGTTTTTGTACTAAAGTCAGTCAGTCTTGTACCAATATAATAATAAACATCTATGTATGTAGGTGTGTAACTAATGCTAGTAGGTTTATCAACATATAATATACCAGAGTTATATTGAAAAAGCCAATCACCTGCATCGAGAGGGGGTATCTCATCTAACCCAGATCCTCTTAGAATCGCTCTGTAGTCGCCCGATATTGAGTTAGAAATCAAATTTGTTATACGGTCACCTGCTTTCACATCTTTTAAAGAGCCTTTACCGTACTCGAAAGGTTGTAATCCATTATTTGGATCACCACCAGGTGGTTGTAACAATATATTACCGGTAAGAGTTGATGGCCATTTAGCTAAGTAACCTTTCGTACCAGCACTTGCCTCTTGTACAAGATCCGCTCTCACCCTTATCGCCAAACCATTTTGAATAGTAATTGAAGATGTTGAACTAATTCTATCGATTGTTACATCTTTCGCCTGAACTTCGAAACTTATACCATAAGCTTCTCCATTTAACTCTAAGTTGTCTGTTGTTTGGGATTTACCAGCAAGATTTTTAAAGGCTATCTTACCCTGTACACTTGAATCTATGGCCATTTTTTACAATCGATTTTTATTATATATTTTTTTTATTAAGTCAGAGTAACGTTTATGTCCGATAAATATCCAGTCCATTCAGAACCCGCTGTAAACCTCATCAATACCCACCCATTTGAAAAAGCAGTAGTCCTTGTACCGAAATATATTTTCCAAACATTACCACTAGTTGTGGGTCTCGTTCCTTCTAAACAACCATCACCATTTTGGAATTGGTCTGGTAAAAAAGGGACATAAGCGTCTAACCAACCAGTAGCAGCTCCACCAATACTTGTACCAGATGGAAATGGTGTACTTGTGTTATAAGGGATCTTGAATTCTAGAGTACAGTTTTGGTTATTACCACCAGTCAAAGTGGTCGTAGCTTTTACAAAGTTGGTGTTTACCCAGTTCATTGTCACTCTGATTTTATCTGTTGGAACGTTACCAACATAAAAAGCTCTTATATAAGCCCTTGTACCGGCACCCTTTGATGTACCAGAGGTAGAAGCCTTACAATTCAAATAGTTACGGGTTATGCCCAAATTGAAGTTTGGATTAGTATTTGCATCTCCTGCTGATGTGAAATTATAATGTGGGTAAAATAACCTACCATCGGCAATTTGTAAATCATTTGAAGTTCTGATACTTGTAGATGAACTCCAATTCGAATATGGTGCAGAGGTAGGAAAACTAACAACAGTATTATAGTCACCCAATACAAGTCTCCTATCTTCATCATCAAAATTTTCAACTCTATCCCCACTACTGATTGGATATGTATCAATAAACCAACCAGGTACTGTCAATGGGTTGTTTTTGACAGTAGCTTGTACTGTACGTTTTGCAGAAACAAAAGTAGTTGTCGATGTACCTATCTTTCGAGCCGGTGTTTTGACAATAAATTTTTTTGTAAATACAAATGAACTATTAACACCATTCGGAGTTGACAATGATTGAAAATCACCATCTGGATCAAATATTTTTTGCAAAACGCCAGATGTTACTGGTGAATTGGTCTGATAAGAAGTGTTATCTGTTGGACTAGCGTTATTATAAATAGGACTATTTGATATTTGGGTTTCATCTGTAAAAGTACCAGCGTCATCACCTGGATAATAAGTATTTTTGTAGATATTATCCGCTTGTTGATTGTGTTGAAATGTAGTTCCAGTGGATAAATATTGGATACCAGAAAGGAATTTCTTATTGGTTGTTACCCATGCACTAGGAGATGGAGTTTTCAGGTCAGTTGCGGACGTGGACGAATCAGTAAGAAACTCAATCTTAGCCAAACTTAAAGTAGACGTAGGTAACAAATGTTTGACCTGTATGAAGTTGAAACCTCTTTTCATGTTAGCATCATTATACTTGACTAAGAATGTACCCGTTCTATACCAGAAATTTTCGAATGGAACACCAGTTGAAAACTTCGAAGCAGTCGCTGCTGATAATATAAGTCCAGAGGTAGTGTTAGTTGATGTTGTGTTAACCGACCCCAAATTAGCTCCTAAATCAACACTAGATACAGCTACATCATTCACATATAAAACTACACTACCAGTTATACCATTACCGAAAGAGTAAGTCGCATAAGCTGGCGATGGTTGGGACGGATGTCCATTGACACCTATGTTTAGTATACCACTCACATCTACATCATTGAAAGGTTTGACGCCCAAACGTCTAGTCGGATTACTCTTTTCGAATAAACCTCCTCTAGTGATTCCAGTACCAGAAGCTGGAGTACCATCTATATCAGAAAAAGTAGTAGAAACTAAACCACCATCTATACCTGGTTCGTCAGTGAATTGATAGGATATTTTTCCTGATACGAAATTGGTCAAGTTTGCTGACAGAACACCCCATGAACTGAGATCCGGTGCTGGTGAGGGTACCAAAAATTTCAGAATCTCATTGAATCTATCAACCGCAGTACCGACTGGAGTACTAGTTGTGAAATCAGTAAACAGACCATCAGAATATCCAGCGGCGTCTTCCGCGTCACCTATAACACCTGAACCTGAGGAGGGAAGATTTATTTGAAAAACACCTCTGTCATATGTGAGTTGATATCGTATATCTGCTTCAAAATCATTTGCAACAAGTTCAGTCAATAACCCATTAGCGACTTTTTTGATGGGAACATAAAAGTTTCCATCTATAGATAAAGAGACTGTACCCGAATTTGCAGTTCCAAAAGACGCATAGTAAACAGACGATGTATAACCCATCACTGGTGATATTGGAGTCTGACTATTACTAATAAAACTAAATGTTCTACCATTATTCGAAGTTGGTTCTATATACCTAACTGCATTCTGTACTTCTCTATACCATTTACCAGCAGTACTACTAGTTCCTAAAAAGACATAAGTAGCATATGGGTCAGTGTCGACTCTTAGTGTCGTACCATTTGTTGGTTCAGTTGTATCCCAACCACCAGTAATATTTTTAACAGAGTTCCAAACAGCTATTTGGTTCATCTTACCACTAAAATCAGCACCAGATGGATTCTGACTTACTAAGTACCTATCTCCATTAACTTTTGTACTGATATCTGTTGCATCCACTGCAATCCCAATAACAGAATCGATCCATTCTGTTGTAGATTTTTGTCCTACTTGCAATGGTACAAAGTTGTTGTCATTCGAGATAGCACCACTTGCAACTGGTTGTAATTGGTATAACCTGTTCTCATCATAAACATACACCATCATACCCCAAGCCCTACGTAGTTCGTTTATAGTACCAAAACCTTCGATGAGACTTCCACGAACACTATTAGTAATACCGTGTATACCACCTTTTAAATCATTATTTTCTGCTACAGGAAATAATTGTTCTTGATATTGGGTTTTTACTGTACCTAGTACTAACGTTCCTTGATTCTTTGTAGGCATTTCTTATATCATTTTTTATTTTATAAAACATAAACAGTTGTAGATCCTTGTGGGTAATTTACAACCCAAAAATCATAACTGGTAACATAACCATATTGATTTTCGAAATTTCTTGTTATCACTCTTCTGAAAATATTAGCTTCATTTCTATTGGCATCTTGAAATTGAGAAGGTACTCCATTTGTGTAGTCTGTACTAGGCCAAGCAAACCAAATATGTCTTAGACCAGGTACTACAAAATCTACTTTGAAAAGTTGAGACTGAGAACTAGAGGAATTCAAAGGTTCGACACCAGGTGTCCTTACTGGTATATCAGCTAAAGCATTTATTATTGCTGTGAGTTGAGCTGGTGTTGCGGAGAATATATTGAAAGTGAGACCAAAACTTGATAAATCAATAGAACCCCAAAATCTCCTCAAAAACCATGTAGCATCTGTTTTAGCAGTGTAAGTTTTATTATTAATATCCCTAGCAGTCAAAGTCCAAGTAGTTTTGTTATTTCTGTGAACTTCTTCATTGTTATAAGGAGTTTGGGCTACGGTATTGACTGCTGTCGGAAGATTAGGAATTGGTTCCAAAGTAGTGCCCAATAGAGGCCAAGTTGGAATACGTGCATTCTCACTAGAACGTCTAATCTCAGCAAAGTTTATCAAATTATCATTATTTTGATTCAATTTAACGGTCAGATTGACCCTTGGATTTGAAAAACCATACTCGAATTCTCCGGTACCTTGTATCGATACAGTGTTATCACTTTGTTTGAAAAATAAAGTATCTAAAACAACTTGTAGAGGGACATTGACAAAGTTAGTACCCTTCGGGACACCGCCTACCTCGATAGATGTTCTATCCAATGGGAACCCTTGTGTATAAGAAAAAGAACCACCAGCACCCCCACCATTTACCCAAAGAGTATAAATTACGTCCCTTAGATTTCTAGCAGAAATTTGATTTACATTATTGTTCGGTAATACCGCCATCATGTCATCAACATTTAGAAATGACACGGCATATGTACCCGAACCACTCAACCCATACTCTTGCATATTAGATAAGATTTTACATATATATTAAAAGTGAAGACTCCAAATATAGTATCTATATCATGATGTTACATAAATTAGTAGGATTTACTTAGACCAAAGGTAGTACTCCCCGATCTTACCCTTAGAGGACAAGTCTGATAAGTCATATGAGTTTGTAGTGGATAGACCACCTATAAAGAACTCGAACAAATGTGAGTCAGTCACCTTAGAAGATATATAATCATCAATCAAATCTGACTGAGAAAAATCATCAACCCAAAATTTGATAGGATTAATTGACACCCCTTTACATTCAGAAATACTAATTGTCTTAGAAAGTATTTCGGACTTTATATTGTTACACATCTCTTTTCGAATCACATCGATTTCAGATTCATGAATAATTATAGCAAATATTTTATCACCAAAGTCACTAATACTGTACAAATGTACAGAAGGATCGAGTAAATCTATATGACCCAAACTTGTATTGAAATAATCTGCCAAAACCTTTTCATGTTCTACGGTCGGAGGGGATAACGTCAAAATATTTTCATTTAATGTATTGAAATTCTCAAAAGACATGATATTATCTTCAGCTATATTTTTTCTGTGTACCAAAACATCATTCAACACACTGTCTATTCCTTCTATATCATTTATTTCAAGTCTTTTGAGAAAACTTTTTCCATTGCGAGATAAATATCTATGGATCTCCGACGGTGTAGATTTAGTTTCATTAGAAAATTTATCTATAGCATCATTCACAATTTTATAATAAGTGTTAGCCTCTTTTCTATTCGAAATCTTTTTCATACATCTATATATATTAAAAAAGAAACCAATTAAAAATTTCATCATAAAAAATCTACTCTTCCCAAAACCTTTGTTTTCATTTTGCATATATAGAAAAGTATAAAAAATTAAAAAAATAAAAAAATTATGAAAAAACTATTTTTGATGTTTGCAGTTGTTTCTTTCCTAGTTTCATGTGGTTCTTCTTCTGAAGAAGGAACTGCTACAGATTCTACTGCGGTAGTTAAGGATTCAACTTCTTGTGATTCTACTGCTTGTGACACAACTAAAGCTTGTTGCGCAGACAGTGTTAAAGTTGACTCAGCTGCACACTAAGAATAAAGGTTACTTGTTACCTCTACATAACAAGTTGGTGGAATTTGACCTAATCGGTCGACCTCTTGAAGTCAGATACAAATGTGTCTGACTTTTTACTTTTTATATATAGATTATGACACTAAGTGAGTATAGGCAATATTACAATACAAAGCCAGTTGAGTTTGTTATAAAAGAAAAATATGAACTCAAAGAAGATAATACTTATGTACCAAGATTTAACATAAAAAAAGCAACCAAGATTGCTGATATACCAATTAATGAACCTATAAAACCAACAGAAGAAATTCTAATCAAAGCCATTAAATATGGTATGGTATTCCTCATAAACTATAAAGGTGCAAAGGATAAACATTTTGCTGGACACGAAAGAGTTATTTATCCTATGGTTTTGGGACGTTCACAAAAAGGTAAAGAATTAGTTAGAGGATATCACCTTAACGGTTGGTCTGTATCGGCCAACAGACACATAAATAAAATTTGGAGAATGTTTAGACTTGATCGAGTTTTGTCAATCACGTTCACTGGATCTTTCTACAGACTTCCACCTCAAGGTTACAATATGAATGATAAAGGAATGAGAGGTGGAATCATTGCTAGAGCTGATTTTAATGAAATAAGAAAGAATCAACAAGCTCTTCTAAAAGCGCAAGAGATACAAAATAAAGAAGATATTTCTCTTGGTGAAGAAACTAGACAATTTGCTACAATTAGAGTCAAAACTACTGATACTAAAATTGATTTGAATAACCCACTTGACAATCCTTACGTGAATAATATGAAAGACATAGCAAATGTTAGAATGTCTTTCCTGAAAAGCATTTATGGTAATAAATACTTTGCGATTCTTGGAGCACTTGGTCAAGCGGGCAATACTGTTAAAGTAATTGATGAAAAAGGTACGAATCTTGGGGTTTTCAAAGTCATGGATTCAATAGCCGGTGAAACTTTGAAAAAAATAAAAAGAGTAAAAGGCAATAATATATTCGATGTTTTCTTGTTTGATAAAAAAATCTAATTCAACAATCTTTTAATAATTTCATCAGACGGGTCATCCCATTCGATTTTAATGTTTTTACCCCCATCTATAAATTTTGGTATATCGGTTAATAAACCCACATCACATCCCATTTTGGATAATGATTCAGCATTACATAACTGCTCATATTGACCTTTTGTTGGTATGACCATCAATTTTTTACCTAAGTATAAGGATTCAACTGAAGTTTGAAACCCTCCTGTACTTATTACACCGTGACAAGTCCTTATACTTTCATCAAATAAATCTTTTTTTATTGGTAAAACATGACATTTACCAATCCAATGAGGTTTTTTTATGTGAGTGAAGATGTCAAACCTAACCGTTTTTATTTTATATACCTGACTTAACACATTTTCGAGTTCAAAAGTTGGCAAATAAATCACATAATGACCTTTATCACTTGTTGATATTTTCATCAAGGATTCTTTTATAATCGGAGTGTATATAAAATCGTCATATTTTTCAAAATGTAATCCAATTGGATTTGACACAGGAGCCATCCATTTGAGTATTGATTCACCAAGAAAATCTTTTTTTTCAGGTCTAGGTACTTTATTTGAAATGTAAGAACATTGGTTACTTATACCTACACATTTCCTTTTTTGTAACTTTGACGCCCAGGCAGTGATTGGCTCAAAATCTGAAATTACCAAGTCATAAGATGTAAGGTCTAGTTTAATATCATTTAAGAATTGTATGATGTGTATGTCCTTAAATGTTTTCCAATAGGAAATATTACCACTACCGTCATAATGAAATGTCAGACCGGTGAAATTATATTTTATAGGAAATGGAAATGCCAATTGTGAATTTTTACCAGAGAAAAGGATATCCACCATGAAACCTTTTCTAATAAGTTTATTTACTATTTTTGCTGATCTTGATATATGACCGTTTCCTGTTGACTGAATACCATATAATATTTTCACTTCACATATAATAATTTTATATTACCATCAAGATCCTCAATGATATAAGAACAACTTTCGCAAAAATCGCCAGTGTTATAATAATTATTACTTATTTCAGGATTATGAGTATGACCAATCATTATTGAGTCACAGTTCATTTCCTTGATTTTGACTTCAGAAATCTTCCTATACTCAGACAAGAAACTAATTGCACTTTTTACTTTTGTTTTCATGTAAGCTGAAAAGGACCAGTATTCTAATTTGAATAATCTCCTGAACCAATTGTATATTTTGTTTATTTTTATTGACAACTCATATGAAACATCCCCCAACCAATATAACCACGGACTTATTCTCACAAAACCATCAAAACAGTCACCATGTGTAAGGTAGATTTTTTCACCACCTTTAGTTTGATAAACATAATCATCACAAATTAGGATTTCTCCGAAATGTATATTTCCTTCTTCAATTACACTTCTTATATAATAGTCATGATTTCCCAAAATGTAAGTCACCTTACAACCCTTTCTTGATAGTCTCAAGATCTTCTGTATAACAGTCGAATGATTTTGATCCCAATAAAACTTTCTTTTGAGATAAGTCATATCGATGAAGTCACCAATTATGAAAAGATTTTCAAAATCATACTCTTTTAAAATTCTTAACAATTTATCAGCTTGAGAATTTGGATTTCCAAGATGTATGTCACTAATGAAAAGAGTTTTTATTTTCATGATAACTTACCTATTTGAAGTATATATAAATAAAAAACCCTATTTTTATGAACCTTTACCCACCAGAAGAACTTGAAAGGATCAATAAGACAAAAGATACCAATGATAAGTTAGAAGAGTTTTTCAACCAAAAACGTGAGGAATGGAATAAGAATTTAGAACCACTTTTTGAGGTCATCAAAAATAGATTGACTATAGATAATTCATCGAAAGTTTTTGAATGCCAATCTATAGCTTTGAGTTATCGACAAATGATAAATGAACAAATTTCCTTTTTTTTAAATAAAAGGTCAAAAGAGGAAGTAAAAGTTAAAAAGATCAGACAAGATAAGTTTGTATTTTACGCTCTTGGAATAGGACTGAAAACAAATGCTGGTGAAAAATCTACTTTGATAGATGCTCATCTAGCGGAAAATGATAGAACAATCCTACTTATAGACAATTACATCGAATTCTTAAGAAACTGTTCAAAAAATTTAGAAAGTTTAGGTTATACGATTAAAAATATAATTGAACTTATGAATTATTTAGGTGGTTAATTAAAGATTTGATAATGCAGTTTCTATAAGGTCTCTATAACCCAAATAATTATTATCATTGAGTATTTCGTTTAGCATTTCTTTCAGATTTTCCCTCCTACTTTTGTTCGTATCGGGCGTGTAAAAATCTCCATCTGTCGAAGTAAGTTCAATACAATTTTTCCCTAAAACATTATGTAACTTACCGTTTGTTTCGTTCAATAAAGACAGAGTGTCTATGAAAGGGTAAAATGCAAAATTTGATTCTTTCAATTGAACACTAATGTGTGATAAAATGACTTTATCATTGTAGTTGAAGAATAAAGCCTCATACGCATCAGATGCATTTTTGTTTTTCATAACCCAACCCTTCTCTTTAGCGTAATTTTTGAACTTTATCATATCACTATCATTTGCACAATAAACTCTGTCCATAAAATATTCTGCTGGACACCCATCAACTTTCTTATCTAGTTTCCAGACAAGTGCCCTACCCAAAACTTTATTTTCTTGATTTACATACGCCAATAATTGACACACCTCTGGGTTTTTTTTGTAGATACTGAAGTATCTTTGACAATGTGTATACCTCATACAAGATGCACCCAAGTGTCCCTTGTCGGGATATGCATAGTTCATAAAATCATAATAGTAAGGGATTTCATCACCCTTTACCAATTTAAACTCATTAGAAACTACTACAAATTCAGATTTGTACAAGTTTACAAAATCTTCGAAATCTTTTGGTGTTAGTCCTTGAATATAGTTTTCAACAAAGGATAAATCTAAATCTTCAATCACATCTGGATCATTTAATAAAGCTTGTGCAAACCTACCAACTTTTATTTGACCTCTGCCAGAAACATCATAATATTTTGAACTATCTTCATCCCATTGCATCGGAGTTCTTTTAGCTCTACTATCAGATAAAAATGAAATCATTTCTGGCTCATTTGTCACATCAATCCAGTTCTGAGGCAAATCTTTTACAATATAGTATTCTGCACTGAATAAATCGTAGAGTATTTGAGCTACTTTACTCCTATCTCTTATCTTTTTCAATCTTGCAAGAAACTCAGGTGACGCGTTTAAATCATTCTCCAATAATAAAGATACTACTTGTTTCTCTAGAATGAACCCATTAAAATTATTTAACATAGATTTATATATTAATATAAAACTTGATCAAATTTACCAAATATAATCACCGTCATAAGAAAATGGTGTAAAAATAGTTCTCGGAAACTTACGGGCTAAAAATAGCACAGACTGTCTGACCCTGGCAATAGATCTCACATCATGCTTGTGAGAACGGTAAGGTTGAGGTAAAAACCGTTATTCCTCATATGTTCTGATGACCCCCAAAAGTCTGAGAGAAATTTCAGACTTTTTTTGTTTTATATAAATCTTTCCACTATCTTTGTATTATCAAAATCAAATACAATATGTCAACATTTCTACTATCTCGCGGTTACCAAAAATACAACAAATCAGACCTTTTTCGTCGTGTCGAAGCAATTGACATCAGTCAAAGTGGATCCCAAGTAGTTACCAAATACTTCGGTAGGGTTATCAACACTACACTGGTATCTAATCGTTATGAGATTTTTGATATTCGGTCTTTTATGAAGTCCAAAATCGATTATATTGAATCAAATTTCAATATTACTTATTCAAATCTCCGCATTCGAGGTGGTATTCAAGAACTCATTCTCCTCTCCGATGAAGTTGAAATTGCTGGCATCAAGTATTTCAAAGCTTTCTTCATACTCAATTCTTCAGATAAGTCTCGTAGACTCAGTATGAATCTTGGTCTTTATCAAGCTGATAATGGTACATATTTAGTTAGTAATATCAAAAACTTTTCACTTATCACTAAACACATCAAAGGTATTTCCGATAAAGCAGAAGTTGCCGCTCAAAATATAGATGTGGAGACTTTTGATGAGCAAATTGAGTCTATCAAATCACTTGTAGGGGAGCGAGTAATGATTTCACAAGTTCGTAATGTTATCATTGATAAGGACCAGAAAGTAAATCACAATAAGTTTGATGCACTAAAGAACGTCCTTCGTTGGAACCATTCCAAGGATTTTACAAAAGCACAAATTAATGTACTCATGACCCCAAGTGATAAACTAAATATTGAATCGTACAATGATTTTTCCATAGATGCATTCAAGGTATTTCAAGCTTATATGAATGTTTTTCGCAATCAAGATTCATATGTTGTTCGAAAGGAAACTGAAAAAATTCTCCAAATCACACAGTGCTTCATTCGTGAAGATAAACTTTCACAACTTTTGGATATGTTAGATTAAAATTTTACCTTTGTGAACTTATGGCGTATACAAGAAAAACCTCCGATATTATTACATCATTAGAATTAGATTACATCCTCGAACAAATCAAGGATAATTCCGAAATCGCTAGACTTCTATTGAAACAGAGACACTCAATAGAAAACCTAGTTGATAATCACATCAACTATATTTCTATTTCCCAATCAGACAGAACAAAGATTTCATATTTAACTCAAGAAAGAATAGAAAATCTTTTGCAAAATGGAGAGGATTTGTGGACTTCTCCAAAAAGGTTCCACATCAAACCCGGCGCATTCATTTCGAAACTTTTCCGAAACATCCACCCAAGGGAAGTAGAAAATTTCTCACAGCTCTTTAAAAATGTACAGACAAAAATTAATTCAAATTTCAAAGTCGTAAATGGCGATAATATTTATCATTATTATCACTATGAATCTTATCTCTCAGAGTCTGGATCACTTGGTAATTCTTGCATGAAATATGATCAATGTCAAGATTATCTGCGCCTTTATACTGATAATAAAGACAAAATTTCTTTACTCGTACTTTTAACAGATAATCATATGTTGATTGGCCGAGCACTCTTGTGGTCTATTAATGGTGAAAAGATAATGGACAGAATTTATACCATTGATGATGAAACTTATCAGTTCCACTTTAAAAAATGGGCAGATGAAAACGGGTTTATTTATAAGAAAGAACAAAAGTGGAACAACAGTTTGTTTTTCGAGTCCAAAGGAAAAACAATTTATAAGGAAATAAATTTCGATCTTAATAATTTCAAATTCGATTACTATCCTTATATGGATACATTCAAATTTTTAGATTTTAAGTCGGGTAAAATATCTAACCACAAACCACAGATTAATACGAATATAAGGACATTATCATCTGCCGATGGTTCTACTTATGATTCGGATCATCTAACTTTGTGTGAAAAAACTAAACTGTACTACCAATTCAGTGAGACCCTTTATCTAAATTACCTCGATATGCGCGTTCACTCGAATTTATGTATACACTCTGATGTCTTTGACACTTTCATTCTTAGGGATGATGCTCAGTATGATCCTACACTGAATGATTGGATCTTCAAAGACAATGACCTCAACAATAATATTTTATTAGAATCATTACGTAAGAAAAAGTCGCAACAAGAACACATAAATTCACCGAATATGTTTTACATCCCGTTGGATGACGAGCAAGTTGAAGAAGATTTAACACCTTTTTGACATGGAAATTTGTAAAATAAAAGTAGTAAAAAGGGGTGATAGTTTTGTTGGTCACCATTATTACACCGATGTTAATTATTTGGAATTAGGATTTCACAAAGATTCAAATTTTGAAAAGATAATCGAAGGAGAAATTGTTGACGCAGAACGAGTTAGTGAAATAATAACTGTTAAAGAAGGTCGAGTACCTTGTTCTTGGAGCTTCTTCAAAGTTATTTAAAAACATTGTTTGTTAATTTGATAATAATATATTATGACTGATTTAATCCTAGAAAAGTTAAAATTCTTTGATGAAAATACTCTATTCGAGTTCAAAGAAAAATACCATAAATATTACTATGATGGAAAAAATTATGAATCGGTCACTACTTTTATCAAAAGGTTCAAGGAGGAATTTGATTCGGATAAGTGGTCAAAGGTTACTGCTGAGAAAACTGGACAAGATCAAGATAAAGTTTTAGAAGAATGGAAAAAGTTAAATGATCGAGCTAACGAAATCGGACACGCTACTCATGCATGGATTGAAAACTTTTTCAAAGGTGTTTATCAACCTATACCTAGAGATTTTGAAATCATAGATAGATTGGATAAGTTTCATAAAATTTATTATGAAAAACTTACTAAACTAGTACCTGTAAAATTCGAACAGAAAGTATTTTCAACTAAATGGAAACTCGCTGGAACTTTCGACGCTTTGTTTACATACAAAGATCAACTTGTTATTGTAGATTGGAAAACTAATAAAAAATTCGACACAACAAGTGCTTACAATAAAAAGTTATTGAGCCCCTTTGAAACTGAAGATGAATGTAAACTAACTGAATATTCCATTCAAATTTCCTTATATGCACTTATTTTGGAAGAAGTTGGTTTGGACGTAAAGATGGGTTATATTCTTTACATAGGACCGGAGGGAGATCCAGAATTACATAGATATATTGATTATAGAGATAAGTTAAGAGATTACCTTAATTCACACTTTTGATTATATCAATTGCTTCCTCATACTTGTCTAATAAAGTCTTAGTCGAACCTGTAACACTAAATACAGAGTATGTAGGGACATTAGAAAATGTCCAGTACTCAGAATAAGTAGGTGTAATTGGACTCCCATAAGTCCAGGTATATTCTTTGATACAATCATATATAAAACCACCATAAACCACTTGAGAATTGGTACCATATGTCACAACTCTATTTGAATCGGGTGCGTATCTAGAGATTGCATTATATAGAGAAGATGAAACTCCGACTAAAATAGAAAGATTCAAATCTTCAGATTGGTTTAAACGATTATTCAGTCTTGTGTCGTAATAAACATAATTGTTATTACTATAATTCTCTATCTCTATAATTTCCCCCAAAAATTTTGATGTTTGACTATCATAATATTTTCTACCATTAGTGAACACACCTTTAGAATCGTACAAACTTTTTAGGTTCTTATTGAACTTGGACATAGTCTGAAACTTTATTTTTTCGAAAACATCCTTTTTCATCAATTCTACAGATGCATATTTTCTCACGTCTATGAAATATTTCAAATCCATAACATCAATAAATATACCGTATAGACCGTATTCTACAATTTGGTCAATATACTCTCTGAAATCCATTATTGCATCATCACCTCTTTGGGCAAATGACTCTAATTTCCTATAGATCTTATCAATTTCTTTCCTATAATTCATTATGCTTGTGCGGCTGGCTGTTCACCACCAGAAAGTATTTTTTCTATTTCAGCTAGTTTGTCTTTATTTTTATCATCTTGAATAAATTCAGCGAAAGTAGCAACTTTACCCATTTTTTCCTCGTCTTGTTTGATTTTTCCAAGTGAGTCTGCAACCTTCTTTGCGTTTTGGCCCATTTCAACTTCAACCTTCTTTAGTATTTCAGCTTTTGTTTTTAAAATTGTAGGTTTACCGTCTTTATCTAGAAATGTTATTTTATCACCATCTATTTTTTCGATTTTCTTTACACCAACTACATCTTTTTGTTCTTCAGGTTTTTTCTTTTCATCAAATTCCTCTTTTTTCTTTCCTTTGAGGAGATACACAACCATATCACCTTCCTTCAATTCCAAATCAGTACCAGCGTCTCCACCCTTCATTTTATCATAAAGAGTTTTTATCTCTTCATCGGTCACTGCTTTTTCTAATTCAGCCCTTATTGTTTTTTGAAAATCATCAAGAAACTTTGAAGCCAAGGTTTTTTTCTGATTCAAATCTTTACCCTTGTTTACTGACTCAACGAATTTCTTCTTCGAGTATGCAAAATTTATGTCTTTTTTCAAAATTCCTGCCGCTGGATCCAATGCACCAACTATACCAACCCAATCCACTTCTTTATTTCCAAGTAGTAACGCTTTTGAGATTTCCTCAACAGGTTTTGATTTTTCCTTACCTAAAGCACCCTCAACATCTTTAGTAATGTTATTACCAAGTTCAACTAATTGAGTCACCATATTATCCACTATACCCAATACATCACCATCACTTTTTAGATTGGTGATTTCCTTTTGAGCACCATCAACAGCTTGGTCAACATTTTTCATTACTATGTCTTTTATAGTGGAAGGGTCATCCTCTTTGAACATAGATTTAAAATCAGCACCCAAATCTTTGAAAGCATTTGCGAAAAATCCAAACAATTTACCAAGCGCACCTTTTATAGCACTCAAAACAAATTCCTCATTAATTTTTGAATATTCCGAATATTTTACGACTTTCATTCTATTTTATATTTTTTTTATATATTTATTTTTTAAAACACAAATAAAAATTACCATATAAATGATATGGAATGGAATGAATATAAACAACTCTCAGAAAAAACTCTATCCACCGAGTTTCACTGTGGAAAACAAGTGGAGAATCTATTACATGGTGTAATAGGAGTGCTTACAGAACTTGAAGAATTACTTTCTTGGAATGATGAAGTAAATAAAAAAGAAGAAGTAGCAGATGTTTTCTGGTATATAGCTTTATTAGATAGAGAATTGAATATTGGACTTGAGATCACACAATTCGAAAAAGAGTTTACTCAAATTAAAAATCAAGCCTTGATTGTCCAAGCATTAAAACAATCTTGTACGTTATTGGATTATCTTAAGAAAAAGATTTATTACAATAAGGATATCAGCATAAATGATTTTTCCAAAATGACGGAAAATCTTTTTGGAACCATGTGTGTATTTTGTCATCATAATGACATTAACATCCAAAATATTTTGGACACTAACATAGAAAAGTTAAAAGCAAGATACGGTGAAAAATTTTCCTCAGATAAAGCTATCAATAGAAACTTAGATAAAGAAAGATTAATTTTAGAACAATGAGAAGACTTCTTGAACATATATCAAACCGTAATAAAATGGTACCCAAAGGTTTACTACCTTTGAAAAATGAATTACAGACAATTTTCGAAAAAAATCTTTTATCAGCCGGAGTAATGCAACCTGGTTATTTCAATGATTTTCATTCTATTCTGCAATCTTACAGAAATTCGGGATTAATCTCCAGATATATGATTACAGAAGAAGAATATACTGACAATGGTAATTTTTATAAAATACCTGTAATTGATGTTAGTATAAATTCAGATCCATCCAATATTAGAATTTTCTTATCACCAGTTTGAAAGAACTTTGATAAAAACAACTTATATAATAAAAAAACTATTTATTTTTAATGAAAAAACAATATAGACTAGCAATTTCACAAATCGTTAAAAACGAAGCACATGTTATAGAACGTATGTTGAACTCTATAAAATCAATAATTGATTGTGCAGTATTTGTTGACACTGGTTCAACTGATGGTACCCAAGAAATCATAAAGAAATGGGGAGAAAATAATAATATTCCTTGTTTTGTTTATGAAAAAGCGTTTGACAATTTTGAAAATTGCAGAAATTACGCTATGCAAATGGTCAAGGATAAATCTGATTACGCTTTTTGGCTTGATGCAGACGAGACTATTGATGTTGATCCATCTTTTGATAAACATAAACTCGATAAAGATCTTTATATGTTCAATACCTATATCGGTAATATGAAATATACAAGAAACGAGTGTTGGAATACTAATAAGAATTTCAGATGGTATGGTCCTGTTCATGAATTTATCGTTTGTGATGACCAAGGTATTTCATCTGGTCTTATGGAAGGTATTACGGTGAGGGTACAAATGGATGGTGGTTCTTGGAAAGGTAACATTCCAGATAAGTACAAGAAACATTCAATGATTCTTGAAGATTATATTGATAATAAAGATAGAAATGCTAGATGGGTTTTCTATACTGCACAATCCTATCATGATTCAGCTTCTATACCAGATAATAAAGTAGAAAATGATGAAAGATTAAGGAGGTCACTTAAATACTACAAAGAAAGAATTGGTAGAAGTGATGGTTATGAAGAAGAAAGATTTTATTCCCAATTCAGAGTTGGAACCATTATGAAGGTTCTCGAAGAACCTTGGTATAAAGTGCATCAAGAGTTTCTCAAAGCTTATGCTATGGACCCACTCAGAGCTGAACCAATCAAAGCAATTATTGATTATTACCTTAGTAATGGTGAATGGCACAATGCATACATCTACACCAAGTTTGCGAAAGAAAGTCTTCATGGAAAAAACCCTTACCCAACTAGACTTCTTTTCGTAGATGAGTCTCTATATGTTTGGAGATTCTTGGAAGTACATGCTGCAGCTTGTTTCTACACTGGACGTAAAGATGAGGGAGCTGCAACCTACCGAGATCTACTAGCACAAATTCAAAAGACACCTCAGTATTTCACACAAGAGGATGTTATGAAGATCAATTCGAACGCTCAGTTTTTTCAATAAAAATGGAAAGTAAACTAATCACTTTTATTGGGGCACCGAGTAGTGGTAAGTCTACATTAGCAACAGACGTTCATACTGAACTAAAAAAGTTGGGTAAAAATTCAATTTTTGTACCAGAAGTAGCAACAGATTATATAGCCGAATATGGAATTCCAAACACTCCCGTAGATCAACTTGTTATATTTTATAAACAGTTGAACAAAGAAAGAATGTTTGTTGGATCTAAAGACTACATAATCTGTGACTCTTCTGGTATTTTGAATTATTTCTATTTTAGAAACTTATATGATTCAAATCTTTCACAAAAGGATATTGCAGTAATAAATCACTTACAAAAAGAAATACTGAAATCCATAAATCAATGGGATTATGTTTTTTACTTACCACCAATTCTTGATAATGTAGAGGATGGTATAAGGTATCAGAATAAAAATGAAATTCAAAAATTAGATAGATGGATAAAATCTTATCTAGAATTAGAAAATATTGCTCACATCGATCTAACTACTATCGATATGAGAAAAAGACCAGATTTTGTTTTGAAGAAGATTATTTCTTAATCTTATACTGAGTATACCAATAAATTCCGGAACAAACTAAACCAAATAATAGGCTCATGTTTGCTTCATTTCTCTCAATGTACCCTCTTGTCACATAATAAAATATTGAAGATAGTGATGAAGTCACAATCATTACGAGTGCAGTGTCATGAATCGCTGAACCGAATATTCTTAAATTTGGCATTACTTACTTAATAATTTTATTAAGTCTTCGGTAATCTTAGTCACTAGCTTTTTACCTTCAACTTCTATCATTGGTATATTCTTAATCCAAGAATATTTATCATTTCCGTCAATCGTAATGTTTTCGATCAGATTACAAATTTTACTATTTGAAGAATTCTTTGAAATGTAGTAAGTTTTCAACTCCTTTACGAATTTTGACAAATCAACTCCTTTCTTGTGATTGTATTTTACCATTTGTAGTTCGTTATCTTGTTTTTCAACAAGTAGATACCAAATCGAACTTTTCGAAACTTTTATATTTTCTAAAAAATTATAACCTTTAGAAGCTTTTACACCCTTTGGAAGTTTAGCAATTTTACCAAAAAATGTAACATCCTTTGATTCAAGTTTTGAGTCGTCAGAATCCGTCTTCTTTGGTTTCATGTGACTAGTGTCCATAAATTTTTCCTTTTTGGTTTTTTCTTTATGAACATTTGGTCCTTGTGGCATGTCGGTATCAGCAAAAGGTCTAGCTGGTATAGAAGCTGGATCATCTGATTCCAATTCATTTTCTTTTCCTTTACCTAAGTCGGAAAACTTTTTGAATGAAAAAAGTTTCCTTTCCTCACCACTTGATTCTTCGTTCTTCTTGATCATATCAAAATAATTTATTAATTTATATATTAAATACTTATAGTGTTTTTTTAACTTTTGTGTTTGTAGTAATATTTATCTACCATAAAATTTTTGAAATTTTTGATGATATTCACATTATCAAATAAAATCGCAATCGGTCTTTGTAATAATTTCAGAAAATTGTTCATTCGATCATTGTTGTATATAAATGGAGTAAGTGTTTTATCAAGTATCATTTTTTCATAGTCGACGAAGTCTTCCTCCGAATCATGTCTATGCTTCAAGAAAAAAAGTTCTGGTATATGTTGTTCTTCAAAATACATACTCTTATAATTTTTGTCTTCTAGAAGAGTCTACAGTACCCTTCCTTATAATGTTAACAGATTTCAATCCATTATCTTTCAAATCATCTGAATAATAAAAACTACTTCTATCAAACCAACCTCCACGAATTATCGGAATTTCACTTGGTTCAAATAATATATCTCCTAATATGCTATCCAAACCTAATGTGGTATTTGGGTTATATGTTGGTAGAGGTCTGGATATCTGATTCGCTTCTTTCGAAGCATAAGTATTTCTACGATTTGAATCTTCCATCATAGCATTTTTATGATATTCTTCATTTTTTCTTGATATGAAAGACACATCGACCGAATGTATATCACCTATAGATGATAATGTTTGGACCATATCACTCTTTGGAATTCTATCTATACGATTTAGATTAAGGAAATACTCTGAAATTTTTTCATATATTTGAGAGTCTACATTGTCATCCTTCGCATCCGAATAAGTTATTATAAATACGTTCATCACGTAGTATGAAAGCACTGGTGAAGTAATTTTATACTTTCTAGTAAGTTGAATATTTCCACCGGTTCTTATGTATCTGTCAATTTTTGATTTCTCATAATCATCTAAATCAAAAGCTGAAATATTAATTTCGAAGTAATTGGAATTTTGACTTTTAAATAATTTTATATTCGGAGTTGCAACAACATATATTGTGCCAAACCTTTCATAAGCATTTACGTGTGAAAATACACCAAGTTTCTTTATTTGATAAGCATATTGTTGAGGTAAACCTAAAACAAAATTGTTACTTACTATAGGTAGAACATTTTTTGTAAACTGTAAATTTTCAGAATCAGATCCAAAATTTATATCATTATAAATAGCTATGTCGAAAATATTCGAAACATCCAATGAATTACCATTACCATCTAGAGGTTGATCAATAAAAGTCCAATCATTTTGTGTTCTTCTAAATATGGAACCATTTGACCCATCACTAACCAAATATTTTATTTCGATTAATGATCCGATTTGTGGTATAGCGCCAAAACCAGAATTGCCGAAAATCACATCGATACCACCCTCGAAACCAGTTCTGATTACACAGGCATTCTCATCTGGTAATAAGTCATACAAATGTTTTTTTATTGTCCAATAGTCACCATTTACTAAAACTTCATAGTTAAAATTTTCAACTTCTTTCTTACCTCTTATTTTAACTTGGAATGTCTGGTTTTGTTCACCTGAAGAAGTGAAATTCTTACTTTCCCATTTTCCTTGTATTATCGATACGAAAAACTGAGTAGATGAACTAACTTGATAAGTAACTTGATCTGTACCAAGATTTATTGCATACTCCAAACCATTAGTCTTATTTTTCATACTAATACGGTTTAGGAACGTGACTCTCGAACCAGGTACCTCCTTAGCTATATCGACTGAGGTTTTGATACTGAATTTCAAAGTACCTGTCGCACTCACAGCTCTAGCTGGTATGTGACCAGCAAAGATAGCTGCATTTCTTATAGCTCTTGCATTTACAGCTAATGGGTCCAACATGTCAAATTGCTTAATTGAATTCTTCATGTAAAGGATGGAAAGTTGATAAAGATTTTCGAGTACAGATAATACTTGCCCAAATGGACTAGCATTCGAAAATACAATACTCGATTTGGAGTATTCAGTTTTTAAGAAATTCTCTATTTCGGTTTTTACTTTAGCAAAGGAGATCTCTGTTAAATTCATTATTAGAATATATTTTGTCGTTTTTATATATTAAAAAAAACGATACCTTATTCAAATACTATTATATCGTCTAAATATATATAATTAAACAATTTAAAGACAAAATATGGATTTTTTTAATATACTAGATGGTATCGGAGAATTTGGGTTGGGTGGTGTTATAATTTCACTTTTGACCTTTATTTATTGGATTATTGAAAAAACTTTTGGTATACCATCTGTTATATCAAAGTTATTCTATAAATTGGTAGATCATTTACTCAAAATTCGAGTACAAGGACTGCCACAAATGTCCACAATAAAAGAATCAGATGTTATAAATCATGATATATTCAACTATTTAGATTTTTTAATATATTCACAGGTACCCACTATTCAGTTTTCATCTGATTATAGGACAATTGTTTTCAGAAAATATTTAACCATATATTTACAAAAATACCGTAATAACCTTCACACTTGGGTAACGTCAAAAAAGTTTGAAGAGATGGATCATTCTGAATTGTGGACAAGCATATTATCACTTATAAACTCCACCATTTATGACTATGAAAAAGAAATGATAAATATTGGTATTCCAAAGGTTATTATCGAAAAGATGAAGGTGAAAAATAATGATGCAATATCATTCACTATAGATTTATTGGAGGGAATTTGTAATAGTGAATTTTATTCCACTGAAAAAAATCTTCTCAAAGTTTACTCGATATTGAATATTATGTTATCAGTACTTGCCAAAACAATTACAAGTTCTGGTCCGATATGTGATTCTATTAATGGCCAATTGAAAGGACTAACTATGGATGGTATTACCGAAAATTAATACATCAAATCATAAATCCAATCAGCTTCAAATTCCGGATCAGTTATACACAAATCGTATTTTTTGAATCCATCAAAGTCATTTAGATCAGCTTTTAACCTTCTTTCGATAGAATCATTTTTATCGTCACGACTTGTTACTCTCTCTCTTCTAGTTTCCAAATCAATGTTAAGATATACAACAAAACAACCTTTGAGTTCCTCCTCATCAATTTGTTCGAGTTCAAAGGGGGTCATTATGAAAATCTGATTGTTATTCCAATTTTCATTTGTAATCCCATAATACCAATTTACATCATTTATAATAAATGATTGAGATGTCTTTATTTTTCCATTTTTATGCAAATCGATATATAAATTATAATCAATAAAATCGTATTCTACACCATTTGTTTCAGATTCTCTCTTAGGTCTTGTGGTAAATTTTGGTGAATATTTCAATCCAAGTTTTACTAATTCTTTCCTAAGAAAATCTTTACCGGAACCGGTTTGGCCCAATATAATAATTTTTTCTTTTTTATCAACTGACATAACATTTTTTATTTAAAAAAAATTATGTAAAGTTTAAATATCTTTTACTTTAGTTGGTTTATTTATACTAGCTTTCGAAAAATTATCAAAGTTCATAACCTTCGAGGGTTTTGGTTGACCTTGACCAGCTGTGTAATCTTGTTTCTGAGAAAAAATATTTTTCAAACCTTGTATCATCTTATTTTTTCTCCTTTTATTAGTACCCTTTCTGTTATCAACTGGAACTTTTTGGAACACTTTTTTTCTACCACCCGGATTATATGGAACACTTATATCACCTGATCCAACTTTTCCACCACCCATTGAGTAACCGGGTTCGGTTGTAACACCAGTGAAAATTGATGGTTGTGGAGAAACTACCCAACCCATACCACCTATTGAAGCATCTGCGTATGCTACACCCCCACCACCATAACCTACAGTTGAAGCGCCAGCCGCACCAGAAGGTCCCCCACTCGCGGTGTCTTCCAAAATATACGATACGTATTCCGATTCCATCTCCATAATTTTCTCAGTTATTATATCAACATTTTCTCCTTTTAAGATCAATTTTGATCTCAATTCAAAAAGTTCCTCCAAAGAAATATTTTCGTTAATCATTCAATATATATTATTTTCCTTAGACCAAAAACAGACAGTTAGAATATATATTCAGGTGGAAAATTTAAGAAAATTAGAGGTTATTAAACTTATAAAAGAGTTAGATTACCTTGAATCGGAGTTCAAATATAAATCAGAAATGTTAAGAGAGATTGATTTTGAATTTAAAAAAGAGGTAAAGTATTTTCTAGAAACTAATATAGAATTGGAAGAAGTATTTACAAAATCGGTAAATTTGATCAATGATCAAACTTCTGAACAGTTGAAAATGAACAAATTCGAAGTAGATGATGTCATAGATCCACCAAAAAATCCAAAAGTTAAAAACTTATACAGAGTTATTGCTAAAGCTACTCATCCAGACAAAAAAAATGACAGCTCTTTGAACGAAATTTATCTGGAAGCCACAAAAGCATATGAGAATAATGAATTACTACCGATAATATCAATTTGTGATAAATTGAAAATTCCCTTTGATATAGATCAGTATGAATTTGAAAATATAAAAAAAGAAATTGATAAGTTAAAATCAAAAAACAATTTTTTAGAGACGACTTATACTTGGAAATGGTTCAATGAGTCTGATATTGAACAAAGATATCAAATAGTATTTGATTTTATCAAAGCTCAAATAATTTAAATTATGTTGATAGAAACTTTTCTATCTTTGAGTAATTTCTCGAAATCTTCAGTTCTGAAATATTTCAAATACGTGTCATTTGCTTTGTCCAAATTTTGTAAATTCCATTCGTTGCCGTTTGAAGTTTGATATATGAATTTTTCACCACCATCCTCAACCTCAATGACTTTGGATGAGAGTTTATCATAAAAATTCTTTATATCTCCATTTACTTTATACAATTTGCAATCTTCCCACTTATTTAACAAATCACTCCAAGGTTGGAATATAATATATGAGGGGTTTTCAAGTTCATTTGCCTCTATACGATAAATCATCATGAATCTACAAGGTCTTTTGAAAAAAGTTTCAAAATCATCACTATTTGTAACATTCGAATTTTTTAAACCTATACTTGATAATGAGTTTATAAATTCTGTACTTGCAGTCAATAGATCCAAATTCATTTTATCTGCAAAATCATCTTTGGGTAGATGGAATGTATCGAACATATCAATTTCTTCCGCCCCTATGGATTTTAAAACGTTATCGTATAATAAGCCCAATGACTCATTTATATCTATATCTATATAACCAAATTCTATTCTTAATGATTCTTGGTACCTTTTGAAATCTTTGATGAACCTCATTTATAAAATGATTGATTGATTTTAATATATATATTAAAATACTCTGATAATAATAATGAGATGGTTAAGAGGTTACGAACTTTTTTTGGAAGCACAAAACCAATTCAAAGTTCAAGCACAGAATGATTTAGAAAAGACTATTTATAAGCCAAAAAATTTAATAACAGAAATTTGTGTAGGTATGATATTATTGAATAATGAATTTCTAGATAATCTTCTTGACCGAGGTTTGAAAGGTAGGTATACAGAAAATTCAAATGTTTTTCTTACGGATTTAAAAAATCTATTAATAGCGAAAAATAGATTACAATTGGGTAAGTTTGAAAATAACGTATGTGTTGAAGATACCGAACATTCAAAAATAAATGGATATTTTGAAGAAGTTAAATTTGACATCGAACAAGATTGGAATAAATTGGTCGATGCGAGAATCACAGCTCGTAATATTATCGATAAAATTTTGGTCGAAGAAAAATTGTCAGAAGACCTTATATCAAAAGTTTATTGGATTGGTCCGAATAAAGACAAAGACCACGGGGAAGATTTAGTTATTGAATTGAAATCAGGTGCTCAGTTCAGTATTTTTGTAAATAAAACTTTATCCACATCCAAATCTTCATCATTCAATACATTTGCCGATGATTTTATCGGAAAGGGTATAGAAAATTTGTACAATGAGGAGTATATCAAAAAGTGGGATAAATTAACACAAAGTTGGGTTAAAATAATTTATGAAAATGCTAATAAACCAATTCAAATTCACATAGAAAAGTTTATAGAACCAGAAAGAATTGACACACTAGGTTATTTTGAATATTTTGACTTGAAACACAGAGATATGAGATTCAAAAATATTGGTGAACACATCAAACAATTTGATAAGAATATCTTGAAATTTTCAGACTTGATGAGTGAAATATGGAAAAATAAAGATCAATGCTTTTTGGACGTTGAAAAAGTATTCAATGAGTGGATGGAGGTTAAAATTTATCTACTAAATTCAAAAATATTGGAACATTTAATTACAGATTCCTTATTAACGAATAGTAAAGATGAAATTACAAAATTAGATGATGGATTCAAAAAAGCGGATGGCAATGTAAAAATGAAATTGATTAAAACTTTCGTGGAAAAATTAGGTTGTTTAGAAAGACCAACTTATTTTTTAGGAAAGAAAGGAAAGGATTTTCACCAAGTACCATCAAGAAAGTTTTTCAGAGATTTCTATGATGATATAAATATCAAATTTGATTATCATGTAAGATTGATTGTTGATAATGAAGAAGAAGAAAAAAATGACTTTTCAATAAAACTGAGAATGGAACTTGACGATGAACCTCTTATTAATTGTAATATTGATATAAAATTCAGTGGTGGCGAAATGTCGGGCAAATTGAATGCTAAATATAACTTCGAACCAGTTGACAATTTCAATATGATTATTATGAACAAAATGAGATCGAACACCGATGATGAGGATCAAGAAATTCTTTGAAATGTTTGAAGATTCATATGATTATGATAGAATAATCAAAATATTAAAAAAAACCCATGGGTGGGGATCTGGCATAATACAAGATTTGGATGAATTTGAATCGAATAGCGAATACTTTTTGAATCCAGTTGATGATAATATGTATGCGGAGATGTTTCACATTTATTTGACGGATAAACAGTGTGGAAGATTGAGAGGTGAGTTTAATAATGACTCAAAATTAAGACTTGGACTTTGGAAAACGGGCGTTCAAGTTAATAAACCAAAATCTATTTGGAGCCAGAGGATGTAAGTCATGTGTCATAATATATAATTTATGATTGCGTTTTCTATACCCCCATATCCTAGTTTTACAAGCACAGAACCGAACGAATTGCCTATCTTATTTGTTCCAAATGTTCCTTTCATTTTGAAAGTTGTAGATGGAAATGTTGGAATTTGTAAAAAGATTCAACAGAGAATGATGCAAAAGAATCTTCCCAAACTCAAAAAAAAGAGTGAGCTCAGAGAATTTTCAAAAGTCAGTGGTGCTAATTTAGGATCCAATCCGGATCAATTTTTTGTTAATGGAAAACTGACTCCACCGACCGAAGTAAAGATAGATAAATCCGCTTTGAATTTGGGAGGACTCGATGCTTTTGAGAGGGCGCTGCTTCAATCAATTTTTGAAACTCAAAAGCCATATATAGAAATCGCAAAAATTGTTATTGGACTATTTGTCGAATTAGAAGACATTGTAGCTCATGTTTTGGGTTTCGGTGGTCCATCGAAAAAACCAAGAGGTAATCGCAGAGCTTTGGGTTTTCAGGGCACTCAGAAGGGTTTCAAAAAAGATGGCACTGGTGGTGCAGGTGCTGGTATGAACAGTTTGGGAAAAATTGGAAAAAAACCTGCACCGAAAAATAAAATGTCCGATAATAAATTTTCACCAGAAAATATCGCAAGTCAGTCTACGGCTGAGGAGTCCACAAGTCCATATACAGGTAAGTATATAGCTATTACAATTTCAACAGTTTATTCAACAGAGGAGTTTGATCCAAGTGTTGAATATACTTACAAATATGTTGATTTATTTGAGGAATTCAATCCGATTGTAGATGATGAGTCTACTGCAATAGAAGAGGATGAAGAACCTGAAAAAAACCAGACTATTGTTTTGGGAGTGTATAATCAAGATTACGAACCATTATGGTATAGTCAAGTACAAGAAAGATTACCTTGGCTAGTTGACAAATATGTTGCTGGTGGACCTTGGCCACAAATCAAACCGGGTGAAAGTTTTGATTATTTGTATGTGAAAAAGTTATTTGGAATCATAGTGGCAAGTAGGGTTGGTGGACCACCGGAGGATGACCCCAATACAATTTGGATTGATGAATCGGCCGGTTGGGAAATTTTAAGATATGAAGGTAACGGCCCAACCATAGATATAGAGGGTTCTCGAAAGTTTCTGAAAGAAGGACAATTGGCAGTAGCTTACAATTCAGAAAAAACTCAAAGTTTATTCCAATATTATAAAAACTATTACATGGAATACACAGATATTAGATTGCAAAAAGCTTTTGGTAATACCGCTTCTACCTACACCGATGAAGATGGTACGGTGAAGGATTCAAGACAAGAGGCAAGAAAGGATTTAGAATCTAAATTTTCCGATCTTAGTCAGGCTGGTATGATACCAATGCAATTAGAGGGTCTAATAAGCAATAATTTTATGAGTGTTTCTAGGACTAATACAACCAACCTCATAAATACGGAAAAATTCAGAAACATAGCTTTTGCTTTCAAAGCTAAGAAAATCGGTAATGTTTGGTATGATATAGAATCTGAATATGATATGAAAATAATCAAATGTGATATAACATTCGACATAACATTCCTTGAAAATGTAGGTGAAAGGGAAAGAAAAGCAAAAATACTTAGATTTATAAAAAAGAGTTATTCAGTCAGACTCTTAAATCAAAAAAGAATTAATTATATAATATACACATCAGAAGGTAATTTTTTCAATATGAATCAGACCTCTCTGACACTTGATTATATTAGAAAGGATGGTGTGGATAGAGCTATCATTGTCGAAGATCCAAGATCTGGAGATAGTGGTTATGTCTTATCAAACTCTCAATTTCCGATTAGGATCGCTGATGCGGAAATTTCAACAAATCTAACTAATTATTGGAATTATGAGACGAATAAAAGAGCTTATTTCAAACCCAATGGTGATACATATAAATTGACTTTTGAATATAAGGGATCAGGTGCAACTGCTGCTTGGATAGATGATTCATCATCAAATATAGTCAATTATTCACCTTTCTACAGAGAATTTTTACAAGGCACTATTGGTGGTGCGGTAAGACCTCAACAGGGTGGAACGATGATTTTGTTTCAGATAAACTTCAAAAATGAAAAAGTATTAATAAATCAAAATGGTAATTTTTATGGAATTTTAAAAACACCTAATTTATCGCAATTCATCCCTAGTGAGGGGCAAATTACTACTGTCGATTTGAATGTTGAAAGCGGTCAAGTCACATTGGCTTCTAGAGAAGCTAAGCCAAACTTGATAAGAATACTTGATACAGATGGTGGGCAAAATATACCCAAAATTATAACAGGTCTTGGACCACAAGCAAATATTAGAAACCAACAATTATATGGTAGTGGACCCATTGGAAAAGAACCTTATGGTAGCCCAATAATAAGTTCAGAGCCAGGTGAATCCAGAAATCAAACAGTAGAACAAATCTATAGATATCCAAGAACAGAAGATGATATACAAACATATTATATAGTGGAGGCGGTATTAAAAACCAAAAATAAAAATGTTTTGATATCAGTCAATGAAGAAAATGATTTGAAAGCTAAAGGTGGAAATGGTCAAAGAAGTGGCGGAGGTGGAGGAGGAATTTATTTATGTTGCTCAATTGAGGCTATACCAATTTGTTTGGTTGGTATTATTAAGAAATTTGTGAGAATCGTAATAAAGATTGCTGCAAAACTGATACCAGCTATCACGACATTCATAAATCTGATCAAAAATCCCCCACAAGCTATTTCAGATATCATCATAGCAAAGTTGGGTGATGATTTCGGCACAGATGTTCCAAAGTTCGGTTTTTTCTCTAAACCCTTTTTAGATCAACTGAGAAAAGTCAAGAAGTACGCCGAGGATTTGAAAAATGCTCAAGGAGATCCGGAAAAGAAACAAGACATAAAGGATGAGCTCAAATTATATCTGAATACCTCTCTTCTGAAAAACTATGTTTTTATTTCCGATAAAGGACAAGGTAGATTTGTGTTAGATGGATCAGCGACAATCAACTTGTTTGGAGATGCCCCACTGTTAAAAAATCTACCAAGTTTAGTTTTCGGAATTGAAACAAATCTTGGAAGTTTGATTTCACCAGATCCAAAACCACCATTCAAATTAATTTTTGGTTTGAATAGGACTAAGAGTGGATCTCAAAGAAAACTGCCTGATTTATTAGGTAATATGAGTGATAATATGAGTAAAGATATTAAAGAAGCATCCTTATATAATGCGAACTTTACACCGGTACTTACATTCAAAAACGTAATACCTGCTGAGGCTGGTGGAATTCCAAGTATCGAAGAAACATCTACAGTATATTCTACTGGTACTTTCAAGGAAGATGTTTTGTATGAATATTTTTACCTTAGTGATCAAGTAAATGACTTAGTAAGAGAGGCAATAAAATTGGAGGAACAAGGAGACGATACGTCACTTGGTAAAGCTTTAGGTAAATTAGAAGACGCGCTTCGTATTGATCCTAAAAATGGGTTTGTGAAAGGTAAAATTGAAAATTTAAGGAAATTGCGTAAGAATTTTTCCACACAACCAATATTTGATTTTATTCTTAATTTAGTTATGTTACCACTAAAAGTTATATTCGGTATAATAACCTACATAATGAATTTTTTCAAAAGTTTAGCTAATCCATTTAGTTTACCAGGTAAGATAATAGATTTTGTAAGTTTCAAATGGATTTTGGATTTTTTCAGTCCAATAAGTCCTAACAGTATGTTTTCAATGGCTGGTATACTTTTCGATATACAAAAATTTTTCACAGAATGGTTACCGGTCTTAGCTTTTCCTAACCCACCAAAAATTCCAGGTGCTCCTGATTTACCGAATCCATTTTCATTTATGACATTTGATTTAAATGAAATTATAAAACTACCTTGGACCACTTGGCCAACTTATTCTTACAAAGAATTCAAAGCTATCACGTTCCTCAAATTTCCATTACCTATCATGATATTGAATGCTATATTATGCTTCATTGAGGCAGTTATAAATACTTTTATTGATTTTGTATGGGCGGTGTTAGGTCTAATTGAACCAGAAACAGGTAAATGGATTGTATTGAAACCACCATATTTGAATATATGTAAAGATACCAATGCTGATTTGAGTCCGAAAGATATTGCTAAATTGTTAAATTTAAATCCAATAGATATAAATACGGGTCCAAGTGCATCAACCGAAGGAATAGCATTCAATCCCTCATTAAATGACAAAGGTAATGAAGACTCTTTTAAATTTGTTTATTTTATAAAAACTTCTGATGGAAGAGACTTGAGAGATTTGAATCAACAAGAAATGGAAAAATGGATTGAAAATAATTCAGATCTTCAGTACACTTTCAACTTTAATATTTAAAAAAATATAAAGGTCAAATATTTTCAATTATGGCAAAAGTAAGAACAAAAAAAGAGCATAAAAAAAGAGTCGCTAAAAGGAATAACATCTTGAATCAAGAAAGAAAAAAAATGGAAAAAGCTCAAAAAGAGTTTATCATGAAATTGATTCAAGAAGAAAAAGAAAAAGGACTTTTCAATAATACACCTGAGAAGTTGAATTTACCTGATCCTGTTATTCCAACTATGGGTATGCCGATAACCGATCCGTCCACTATTGGTGTAGAAGGACCTAGGATTTAGAAACAATAATATTTTCGATCATTCTCATTTCGAAAATTTTTGAAATTCTATGATGTAAATAATTTCTTATTGTTGAGAACTTTTTAGTATCATCTTTACAAATAGCTAAGTATTTGCTCAATACAATTATTGATTCTTTCTCCCTTTTCGTCATTTCAAAAACATTGTTATGTACACTATATATAAATCATTAATATGAAAAAATCTTTTCTTAATCTAAACATTAACAAGGAAGACAATCAGTTAAATGATTTTTTATTTTGCTGGAATCTTTTCGATAAAAGACCGAACAAAACTTCTGTATTAACAAGTTTCAAGTCTATTGATTTTCAAAATTTTCTTTTGAAATTTGATATAAAGACCATTAATACATTTACTGAAATTTTCCCACTTGAAAATGATTCAATTGTCAATAGAAGATCTATTGGACAATATAATGACGATATTTTCATTTCCTACACTGAGTATGATATTGAACAAGAAGACAGTCTAATAAATGAAATTCATTTGTTTCACAAAGAAGCTTTTAGTAATGAACTTGACATCTTATACCAAGAGTTGTTACAAATATCCGATAAAATAGATGACGATATTTCAAATAGTGACATTAATAGTTACATTCTTAGTGTAGGAACTTCTGGTTTTGAAATAACACCAACACCCTTTATTGAAATAGATTCTGATAATTTTGATCTATATTATAATGATGAAACATTAAAGAAAAAGTCAAAACTTGAAAAAAATATCAAAAAGTTCAATAAAGGTTTGACCGTAATTCATGGAGAAAGAGGAGTTGGAAAAAGTTCATTGGTTCATGAAATCGTAAAAAATATCGATAAAAAATCTATTTTTATACCATGTAGTTTATTTGAAACTACAATAAATAATCCAGACTTCAGAAACTATTTGAAGAGTAATAATGATTGTTTATTGATATTAGATGATTCGGAATTATTTTTCAGTGAGATTTATTCAAAATCTAACATATTTACAAATAATTTATTACAAATTGTTGATGGTCTTGATTCAGATAATCTCAAGGCTCATATTTTAGTAATATTGAATGTTGACGATATTAATCAAGTTGACCATATATTATTGGAATCTAATAATTTGTTAGACATAATCGATGTGAAGAGTCTAGAAATCAAAAAAATAAAAGACCTTTCAAACCATCTTGGAAGAAAGACTAAAACCAAATCAAATATGAGACTGATAGATGTCTTGAAAAAGAAAAATCTTATTGAAGTTAAGTCTGATATTGGTTTTGTGTAAAAATAATATATAATAGAAATGGTTAATGATTTATCGGAAAATGAAATACTAGATTTTTTGATGACTTCAGATTTTAATGAAGGACTAAATCTCGATGAGTTGAAATTTCTTTTGATAAAATTCAGAAACTTTTACAGAATATCCTCTTGTAGTATCATTCATTATAAAGAAAGAATGGAAAATACTCTTGAGGAAATGAGTAAACAAAAAGACTATTATAATTGTGAAATAAACAATATACAGAACCAAAAATTCATACTCGAACAAAAATATAATACACTTATCAATAAAAACTTGAGTTGGAAAGAAAGGTTCAAAGGAAAAATAATTTTGGATGATGAAATTAAGTGAATTTAAAAAGTTGGAGGAGTCTATAAAGGAACAAGACTTCAGTAAAAGTTTTGCGAACATAAACAAAGTAATGTTCTTTTTGTCTATTTTTGGGCATATATCATCTATCTTTCTTGCTTACTTTTTAGTTTCCAAGATATTAACGGGCGCTATTATTGATAATCCAATTTTAGTTTCTATATCATCGATAATTTTATTGAGTGGTCTTGAGTTACTCAAAAGAGAAATATTTGATAAGTTTTCTTTACAACAGATTAAATACAAGACCGTATTTAAAAGTGACGTATTACCACTGATGATAGTTAGCTTGGTGATTGTTTCCATATCATTTTATTCTTCTATAAAAGGAGCTCAAGAGTTCTCTACGAAATCTAAAGAGATTGAATCTAAAGTTGAAAGTAATGTTAAATCTTTCGAAGATAGTTTGAGAACAATCGAAAAGACTGAAGTTTCCACTTTGAAATCAAAAATAGAATCGTTGGATAAAAAGATTGATGATAAAGATCAAGAACAAACCGAATTGCAAAATTCAGCAGACTTGACTAGACAAGGAAAAACTAGAATAAAAGATCTTAGAAATCAAATAAAAGACCTAAATATTGAAAAAAATACATTGAAATCCGAAATTGATACTATACAACAAAGGACTGAAAGAAAAATTGTATCTTTTAAGAAATCAGAAGAATTGAAAGGTGATGAAAAAAAGACAGAAAATAAAGATAACTCATTCTTTTTTGTTATGATTTCGACCATAATTGAACTTGTAATTCTTTTCGGTGTTTATTTTAATGAGTATTATAAATATAGGTCCTACAGTGATTTTAAAGAAAAAATAGAAAAAGATGAGAATTACCAGAAATGGTATAATTATAATCAACTCTTAAATATACTTTATAACAAAGACACTAAAATAAATGATAAGTTACCAAGCATGAAAACCATCCAAGAGATATGTAAAGTAAATGGTCTTGTTTTTTTAAATAAGGATTTGGTTTCAGCTTTCAAAATGATGGGATCTCTTGGCATAATAAGAGCTGGTGGAAGTTCTAAGTATATTGCTAAGTCGAAAGATACAGCAGATGAACTACTTAGGAGTCACTTCAATATCGAATAATTAAAAGGCGTTCCGAAATTTCAATATATATGTAAAAATATTTTTTGAAAATGGAAAAACAAAATGTTGAATATTTAGATAAATATGATAATTTATTGAAAATAATGACACAGGATGTAGAAGTTGATGGGAAAAAAGTTAAACTTTCAGAAGACTTCGAAAAATTTTTTGTCAAAGGAAACAAAACAGCTGGTGTACGTATTAGAAAGATTATGCAACTTATAAGAAGGACTTCGGAAGAAATAAGAAACGATGTCCAATCATATAAACAAAATCTTTGATTCAAAATCTCCACTTTTAAAATGTGGAGATTTTTTTTAATATATATGTTAAATCTTTTCAAAATAAAATGGATAAATTTAGTAATATTTCTGGATCAAAAGTTGGTGATTTGCCAAAAATTGTGACAGACAAAGATAAATTACAATTGGATGCATTCAAAGCAAGTATCAGCAGAATGATAGATGAGCACTTGATTTTAAGATTCTATGGATCAGCTAGAAGAAATATACTTGAAAACACTGTAAAAATTGGTGGCAAAGAATTATTTATAGAAGCTCTCATAGATTTTATGAATGATAAATCAATACAAGATCAAATCAAAACTTTAGAATCATTAAAAGGTGATACAAGAGATTGGCAAGTGGTTGATAATAAAATTAATGAGTTGAATTCATTAGTACAAGAAAATAACAAATTCAATCAGAATAAGAAACAAATCAACAGAATCAAGGTATTACTTGATACCTATGGTGACGATGAAAGATTCCCACAATTTTTGGAAAGTTTAGTTAAGAAATCAGCTACTAGTGAGGAAGCTTTATTGATGGCAGAAACGGCAAATAAAATGAAATCTAATTTTAAGTATTTAAATTATTCGAAAAATCAGTTAACATTAATATCTGAAAAATTCTCTAAAAGATACAAAGAATTAAGTTTCAAAGAAGATGGAATTAGTAGATAAATCTTACTCTCTAGTAAGTCAAATTACAGATTTACTGTGTCTAGACAGAATCATTCAGACTATCTTGGTCGATGATTCAAATGGGACAATTGAGATTTCCAAAACTATTAAAGACTCGGATTCATTAAGACACATAACTGAAAATATTGATTACAAATTAAAATGTACTAGACTTTTAATAAAGTCGAATGAAAAATTAAATCTTAATCTCATAATTTCTGATCTTGATGATCAGACAATAACTGAAAATTCTCCTCTTTGTGAGTGTATAGCTAGAAATACGAATAATATTTTTTCGAAAGAATTCGCTAAATTCAAAAATACAATCAGACATGAGATAAATTTGTCTAAAAGGAATTTTTTTAAGAAAATATTAAGTCCGATCAAAACAAAAGATATACTGAATAAAATAGATCAGATATCAAATAATAATTCCTGGGTAATCATACCAAATAATCTCAAATATTTGTTTTATAAGAATGAAAACTTCATAATAAATGAATCCGAACAGAAAAAGATTATACATTACTTCGGAAGATATAACCATTTGAGTGTTTATATAAATCCAGACCAAAAAGAATCCACAATGTATTTTGGTTCTTATGATTGTTTAACTCTTATTATAAATAAGAACCTAGAAATAAATGATTTGAAAACTTTGAGTGAAACCTATACCCAAACAAAGTCAATGTGTGTAGATTATCTTTTTTTAGAAACTCAACCATTGACCAGTTTAACTATCATATAAAAGATCATCTAGGACTGAATTTCTCAGATTACTTACAGTCTCAAATAATCTATATGGATATGATCTTGATATATCAAGATCATTTTTGATAATTACTTGTAGTCTTCCCGAAGAAATTTCTTTGTCCACAACTTCATAGACTTTTCCTAGTGTCAAGGCGCCATAGTAATCAGTATCTTCTATCAACTTTACCGACTCACCTTTTTCAATCGAAACTAACTTCTTTTTTAATTCTTCGGTTATAAATTTACTTAGATGTTCAACATTCAATCTTCTGAAGTCGTAATTAGATTCAGACAAACTTTCGACCATATAGTCAATCATATTCTTTGTGAGTTCTAGTTCCTTTTTCAAACTAGGATCTAAATCCGATAGGTTAGTTCTATAATAATCAGAAATTCTAGAATAATCTTCTACTTCAATTTCATTTTGAATACAAAAGTTAGCAATAATAGCAGCTGATGCGACAAAATTATCACTATATCTTACACCACCTCTTCTTCTACGATTGCCCGAATAAAGATCCCATTTTGTAGAATTTATGAACTTTGTAAAAGAAACTTTACCCTTTGATTTCAAAATCTTTTTTACAGTAGGATCTGGTGCATTTGCAATCAAGACTTCTTTGAAGTTTGGTATTTTTATTTTATTCTTATAAAAAACCTCTTGATTGAGTTTTTTGGTGTGTCTGATGAAATCAATGAAGTTCATATAGGATATGAATCCATAAGCACGTCCTTCTTCCCACAGACCCCTCAGAATCGAATTGTCATCAGTCGATGCATAATCATTCAAAAGTGAAAAATCTTTCTTTGCTTGCTCTAATTTATCTAAATTATTTTGGATTATTTCCGATTTGATTATCATGACACAAAAATATACAATTTCATTTTTATTTCCAAATAAATGAAAATAATATATACTCTATAAATAAATTTTTATCATGGAAAAATTCACAAAAGTTGTAGAATCTAAAAGATTTATACCTGACCCAAGTATTTTAAAAAGATATGCTTCATATATAATACCACTTTATTTAAATGGTACTTTAAAATGTGAGGAAAAACTAATAGATGAGTATTTGGAACTTTACAAAACTTCTAATAAATACAAAAATTCGAACACTGTCACGGATTTGGAAATTATGGCAATAAAAAATATTTTTGACAATCCCACTACTATATCCGGTTTTAATCAAATGAAAAATGATGTTGAAAATAAATGTCCAAAGTTACAAACCTTTTTGAGGAAACATTTACAAGATAATACCCAATTTAAATAATGAGGAAATATTCAGAAAAGTTTTTAAATGATTCGGAAATTCTTAAGAAGTCCAAGTGTGGTCTTGAATTTGAATTTTATATGAAAGATCTATCTTTCTACAAAACTTTAGAATTGTTGAATCAATATTTAGCACCTGTAAAAGTTTGGGGTTTTAGAAAATATCATACCGATTTTAAGCCAGATTCTCAGAATTTCAAAATTGAGCCAGACTTGTCAGGGGGTGCAAACATGGTCGAGATGATAACTGGACCATTAGAGTACTTTGAGGCGAAGTATTATATGGTTAAAATATTAAAATTCATTCAAATGTATGGATACACAAATGAAAAATCATCTATACACTTTAATATATCATTTGCTGATGAAAATAGAAACTTGAATGATTTGAATGTTTTGAAATTAATTCTGATGGTTGATGAGGATGAGATATACAGTTCCTATCCATCAAGGAAAGGAAATGTTTACGCTAAATCCATAAAGAAAATGATACCATTCAAAGAATATGACTACAATAGTGTACCAATCGATGTTGTAAAGAATACTCTAAGACTACCCGATGATAAATACTATGGTGTAAACTTCTTACATATTAATAATCCAAAAGAATCTCAAAGATTGGAATTCAGATATATTGGGGGAAAAGATTACGAGAAAAATATAGGTCAAATTACTTACTTCTTCGATAGATTCATATTAGATGTGTATAAATCAATAGAAGCTACATTTAATGATGAAGATATTGAGCAGTTGGAAAAATATTTGGAAGAAAATATAAACAACTTTAAAAATTTTTCAAAGTATGATAACTTCATAGTTGATTTCCCAACTGTGACACTACAGATTGACCAACAATATTCCTATGATATAGTAAACGCATATTACGATAGAATATTTCCCAAGCTTCACAAATTAGTTGACTCTACCGAAAAGTTGGAGGATTGTATAATCAACTTTGTTACCTCAACACAAAAAATTGAAATAATCGATGCTAATCTGAAGACTTCTCAAAATGTCTCAGGGTTTGATTTTATAAATTGTATAGTAACGAATGGTATCTTTGAAAATTGTCACTTCGTTAATTCTGAAGTCGATAATTGTCAAATCATTAAATCTAGAATCCACGGTTGTGAAATAGTTGGTACTAAAATTCTTAACTGTGAGGTAGAAGCTACCCAACTAAAAGATTGTTTCTTTATGGGTGGATATTTGAATTGTGATATGATAGGTGGTGTGTTTAGAAGTGGAAAATTAGGTCCTTACGCTAACATAAGTTCGGAAACTAAAATTGTTTCCGAAACTGATAACTTCTTTGATACAAAGTTTGATGATGATCAATACGATAGGAAAAAGGATAAGGGTGTTTTGAAGTCGTTCAAGAAGTAATTAATCTTCTTTCAAACCATCAAATCTTAGTATCTTACCGCTACGTCCAATTTTCGTTACATCCTCAGCACTAATAACTTTGTTGTCCATTTCTGGATCCTTACTCTTAAATTCTTTTGGTTCGGACCATTTTATGTTAAGATTGAAAGAAACACCAGATAAATCTGTTATTATTTTATTCTTGAACATATCTACAAATCTTTGACCAACATATGGTTCCTTGTCACATTCACCGAAGATATTCGAAATTGATCCTATGCCTCCATGTCCGCCGGAAACCGTAATCTCATCTTGGCCCAAGGATGTGTCAGGATTGTGGTAACCTAAATGTTCTTGAAAATTTTTCAATAATTTAGTCATATAAGCTCCCAAATCTGTCACGGCCTCTCCTGATTTTAGTTTTGGTAAATCATCACCATATTCATCCATTGGTTTATAAGAACAAACTTGCAGTGTGCCTCCATATTGTAGAAGAATAAATTTCGGCTCTTTCGATATTTTACCTTCTGAAAGTTCTTTTTCTATGATTGATCTAGCTCTCAATGCATTTGCCCACGTGCCAGTTGGAATAAATGCTAAATCACCTATTATTTGATATCCATCAAGTTGTATTAAACCATTTCTTTGAAAAGCTGATAGGAAATCTTCTTGTGTGTCATAAACTTTCTTTTCACCTCTACCTCTTACTCTTCTACCCATCTCACCTAATCTCCAAGATGAATCATCAATGAATTGTTTTGGATCTCCATATCTACCAACATTATGTTCTGGATAAAGAGTTTTCATAGCATTATAGATAGCAAAGATAGATGCGTCATTACAGTTATCAATTACACCTATTATTGTTTTAGTATCAGATCTTTTCAAAAATTGATTGAAAGCTGCCGCAAACTCAAGTCTTGCTTTGTCTGATTTCTTTATATCTGAGAGATTGAAATCGAGTAGTCTTTGCCAAGAAACTCCGTAGTGTTGATATTTAGCAGAATCAATCATGTCTATCACTGAAACAGTCAAAGAGTCTTGAGGCACACCAAGTGATTGACAGATAGCCTCATAGGCAGATCCTGTTTTCTTTTTTTGAACAGGAGATTTCATGTATTTTTTTATCTCCTCTTCACTGAAGACACCATGATGGTCAAGATAAAAATCGATCATTTCATCCCTTTCATCACCAGGCATATTTGCAAAATCTACAACGACATTTATTAGTTTGGGATCTAATGATGTATATTTCCAACCTTCTGAGTAGTTCAATATACCGTATTTTACAATTTTGAATCCAGCATTGAGTAAATATTTTTTTACTTCTATAGCACTGAATATACCATCCATATCATCATGGGTGTAAAGAGCTACATCCTTCCCGATTTTCCCTCTTTTTTTCCAATAATCAACGTTTTTTGGAAGTCTAGGTGATGCTTCCTCGTTTATTTTGCTCCAGTTTTGAAATCTAGTTATCTTCATAATAAATTATATATTCAATTTTTATTTCATTATATTATTCTGAAATGGAAGGAAAACAACAAAATAGAATAAATATGGAAATATTCTTCTATATGGAGTTCTATTGTGTATATGTAAAGACTAGAAAAAAGCTTGATAAGTATGTCAAGGTTAATCGTATTAAAAATAAGTATATAGTCGACATTAAGAAAATATTAGAAGAAGAGGAATTAAACTACGATAAAGACAGAACATATCTTAAGATATTAGTAAATCAGAAAATTCAATTAGCAATAGAAAAGGATAAAGACATTTATTATGTACCAGATTTTGAGCATGAATTTTCTATAGAAAAACTTTTGAATATTAAAAAATTATTGGGAGATAGTAATAATTTTAATATCCTTATTTTTTTCAATGATTTTAGAAAAGATAATGTATTACTAGATGATGTATTGGGTAATCTAACCAAGTTTACAAATAGCCAAATAATTAGAGATTATTAATTCTTAAATATATAAGAAAAATAATCTTTTGCAATGGCATCTCCACTTGGATTGGCACATAATACATCTAAAACCTCACCGGGTAGAGGACCCAATTATAAAATAATAGATGGTGGTACAGTTGATGGGAAATTGAAAGCCGGTAAAAAGGTAAAATCATTATTCAATCATAGTGTATTTTCACCACACCCCACAAAAGGTGGTGTCGATAAAAATGGTAATGTCTTGGAAATCAAAAAACAAAAAGACATACACAATGATAATATTTATGATTTATCTATAGATAGTATAATAAAGTATACAAGGGAAGCTGGAAACCACGCAATGAGATTGGACTATGCTGATTTTGCTTATCTGAAGAATCTAGGGGTATATCCAAACAACAGACTCATAGTAGCTAGAAGATTTCCTGGACCAGTTGGTAATGATTTACATGCAGTAAGTTCGAGTCCGATGGCTACTTTGGTATCCTGGATACCAGAAAGTCAGGATAATTTCTTCAATATCAGTTATAATGAAGTTTGGGTTGAAGCTGACGCTAGTTATACGGATGTATTGAATGACATGGGTAAAGACTTACAAATGTCAAGTGATCAAAAAGGTATGGCTAATATGGGTGATTTTGCTGCTGCAGGTTTGAATCTTTTACCATTTCCAGGCTTCAGTGAACCACTTCAAAGAGTTATCATGGAAAAACTGGGATTGTTGAATAATCCATATCAATTGCCACTAGGTAATCCAAACCTAATAAGGGAAGCAAAGAGAAGAAAGACAGTTGGTAAAGACCAAGCAGAAAGTGGTTTGGCTACTACTGTCGAAGTTAGTATGGTGGTTGAGTATGAACAAAAGTTCATAAATGGGGTTGATCCTAGTTTAGTTTATCTAGATATAATACAAAATGCGTTGACGTTTGGAACTTCGGATGCGGCTTTCCAAATGGGTAGTGCTTTTGCTAGGGGTACCAATAAACTTATACAAAATTTGGTTAGTGGTAATTTTAGTGCAATCTTTAATGCATTGAAAAAGATTGTCTTATCGATATTTGAAGCAGTTAAAGAATTTGCTCAAAAAATTATCAGAGCGCTAGTAAGTCCACCTGGGAATGGTGAGTTGAAAGAAAGCGATTTCACAGAACCTTTGAATAAAGCATTCACATTTACGAAGAAATCATTTTCAGCTATTATAGGTAAATACAAAGTAAGATTGATGGGTATTACAAATGCATTGACTGGTAGCCCATCAACACCTTGGCATATAACTATCGGTAATCCAAAAAAACCAGTTTTCTCTTCTGGTGATATGTTACTCAAATCAGTTGATTTGGAGTTAGGTAAGGTATTGGCTTTCAATGATTTACCATCAACAATTAAAATTTCTCTGAAGTTTGAAAATGCTAGACCACTTGGTGCTCAGGAAATATTCAATAGATTGAATACTGGTAAGGGTAGAAGTTACATTAGAA